CTAGAGGCTGGAGAGCGCGAGCTGCGTGTTCGTGTAGCCGTCCTCGTAAAGCCTGCGCCGAGTCGCGAGCGGCATGTTGCGGTCAAACGAACTCGCGTAGCCCGTCGGAATGCGCGCGATCGTGGCGCCGCTGCGCTGGTCGAGGTCGACGTGCGCGGTCTCGTTCGCCGCCAACATCAGATCGATGATCCGCGGCGCGAGCGTCCGCAACCCGTACCTGCCCGGCCGCAGCGGCGCGTCATCCGATACGAGATAGATCCCGAGCCGCGGCACCTCGTCGACCGTCAGATCGCTGACAGGCACATTGTCGGCCGTGCCGCCGTCGACGAGCAGCGCACCGGCGACGTCGACGGGCGGAAACACGATCGGAATCGATGCGCTCGCGCGCGCCGCCATCCCGATCGGCACCTTCGGCGTCGTCTCGCGCGAGAACTGGAATTCCTTCTCCGTCAGCAGATCGGCCGCGATGATCTTGAGGTCGAGCTCGAGATCCGCGAACGTCTTGCCCTTGCTCCCGTCACGCAGGAACGCCTCGAGCGCAGTCCCCGAGCACAGCGCTTGATGCCGTAGTACTGCCCACGGCGAGAAGCGCATCATCGGAGACCAGTCCATCCGCATGCACAGATCGTGCATGTCGCCCAGCCGCATGCCACCCGCATACATGGCCGCGACGATCGATCCGCCCGACGTGCCCGCAAGCTCGATGATCTCGTAGCCGGCATCGACGATCGCCTGCAGCGCGCCGAGGTGCGCGCCGAGGCGAAAGCCGGATCCGCTCAGTGCAACACGGATCCGTTTCTTCATGATGCGATGACCGTGCTCGCGGCCGCCGGCGCCGAAGCTGGATCCGGCGCCGGTGTCGTGCTCGTCGTCGCTGGTTGCAACGCTATCGCCGTATTGACCGCGAGCGTGGCCACGTCGATAGCTGCATTCGCACTGTTCTTCATCTGCTGTTGCAGGCTCGACGCAGCCACGAGCGTTTTCAGCAGCGGCAATCCCACGTCGACGAGAGCCTGCAGATTCGGTTTCGTAACCGTCACGCCCGACGCGCAGACCTTGTCGAGCGCGGGTTTGAAGTCGTTGTTGAGCGTGTTCAGCGCGCCGCCCGTGAACACGCCGTCGTCCGTCATGATCTGGACGGCCGTTTTGGCGTCTGCGCAGACGAGCGCGGTCGCCTGCTGGAAAGACAGTGAGGGAGCCGTGCCCTGACAGCCCGCGAGCAGGGCGACGGACGCGGGGAGGCCTGCCGCAAGCAGCATACGTAGTCGTTTCATGTGGGTCTCTTACTTGAGGGTTTTGATTGCCGTCACGGCCGCGCCAGCGGCGGCCGCAGCGACGTCTGATGCCGCAGCAGCGGCGGTTGCCTGCCCCTGGAATGCTTCGACGTCTGTTTCCCGGAGCGAGATGGTGAAGTCCCCAGCTGGGGTGCGCGTGAACGTGGCGTCGACGGTGGCCATCTGCTTGCCATTCCAGACGCGCAGCACGCAACAGCTGGGGGGATTACTGTCAGGGATAGGCTCGATCTCATACCGCGCGATGCCCGCGTACCAGAGCGACGCGCATCCGGACAGGCTCGCGGCAATGAGTGCCGCAACCATGAGCCGGATCATTGGACGGTTGGCGGCGTCGCCACGGGCGGCGACGTCGGGTTAGGTGTGGGCGGCGGCGACATGACACCGGACGTCGGTTGATATCCGCCCGCGATCTTTTCCCCGAGGGTCGCGGTTGTCGGTGCTTCCTTTTCCGGATCGAATCGAAGCAGTTTGCCCGGCACCACAGTCGACTTCGATTCTGTCGAGGCGTGATAGACGCCGAGACCGACGAGCGCCTGGCTGATGGCAAACACGAGCGGATCGGGTGGCACCATTTTCATAATCACCAGCGCGAGCCAGATGGCGAACAGAAGCACGGCGGCCAGAAACTTCGCCCACATCGATGAGTTCAAGGTCAATCTCCAGGTGAAAAAGCCGCATGAAGGCGGCGAATTGGGTGATCAGATGCCGAGCGCCTGCTTGCAGCTCGTGTAGAGCAGATTTCGATCGTCCATCCCTTCGGGCATCGCCGCGCTGTTTGGATTGCCGAGGTTGATCGCGCGCGAAAGCGTCAGAAACGCGCCGGCATCGGCGTATGCGTTGAAGTTGCGGTCGCTCCAGAACTGCGCGGCCGCGAGTGCGGCTGTCGACGGCTCGATGATCAGATCGGGACTTCCCTCGAGGTCGACGCCGATCTTCTGCCCCGTCACCCGATAGTTGTATCGGCCCGTGATCTGGATAAGACCGCCGCCCCGGTACCGGAAACCGTCGCCGGGCTGGCTGTTGCCTAGCGCCTTCGATTTCGGCGTGAACGGCTCATATAGACGCTGCGCGGGCGTGGGGCCCCAGATCTCGCGTAGCCAGACGAAGCGGCCGCATTCGTGGCCGCACTGCGCGAGAAAAGCGGCCTGACGCATCGGTGAATCGATGTCATACAGCGCCATCGCGGCGCTAAGCGGATCTGCCCACTGGGTTGCACGGGCGAGCGAGATCTGCAGCGCCGAGGCGAGCGTTTCGGGAGACATTGGGATCCTCCGCGCGAAGGACTCGCGCGAGTTCAGACTGAAGAACTACTGGCGGTAACCAGCCCACGGCTTCGCGGGCAAGGTCGGTTGTGTTGCACGATCCAGCTTGCGGTCGACGGCCTTTGCCGTGCTCGCCGCCTCATCGGCCTTTACGGCGACGTCGGTTACCTTCTGCTCGACCGTCGCCGTGCTCTTCTGCGCGGCCGTGGCAGCGGCCGCAGCTTCCTTCGTTTGCTTGAGCATGGCGGCCGTGCGCTGATCGTTCACGCGCGCGCGATCGCCCAGGAATCGAAGTGTGTAAGCCGCGAGCTCATTCGTGGTCGTCATCAGGCCTTTCATATCGGCGACGTCGGCCGCCGTGCGCTTGTCCATCTCTTCACGCGCCGCCAGCGTGGACTTGAGACCGCTGATCTGCGAAGAAAACTCGCGCGTGCAGGCAGCCCTCTCTTCGGCGCGCACAACGGGGAAACGCGCGACAAGCGACGTTCGCTCGGTCGAGTTCATCCAGTTCATGATCGCCGCGCCGACGGCTCCGGCGAGCAGCACTACCAGCACGTTGATCACGTAGAGGTCCCACCTGTGCCAGACCGCTTTGATGTGTTCGCCTTTCGTCATTGGGTATCCGTCCGCTGACGGCCTCCGATTTGAGACTGCAGCTGCGCGATAAAGCGGTCTTTCTCCGCGAGGCTGGCGACGAGCGCCTCAATCTTTAGCCGGTCCTGCATTCGATCTTCGGCCGCCTGCTGAACCATCTTCCGATAGCGGGCCTCAGACACGGCGAGCAGTCGACGGTACCGCGTCTCGCGGGCGATCGCCTTGTGATACTGCGACTCCCATTCCTTCGATGCCCGGTCAAGGCTCTCAAGGCTCTTCGCCTCGATTTCATCCCGCCGAATGTCGAGCTGGTTGCTCGACTCGTCTTTCTTGAGGTCGGAGAGCTGCTTGCGCATCCGCATGTAGCCGGCCGACAGGATCGATGAACACACAACAAGCGACGCCGATATACCTGACAGCAGCTTTACCAGCGAAAAATCCTCGGTAGTCGCCATCGACGAACTAGCTCCATGAAGGCTGCATAAAAAAAGCCACCCGATGGATGGCTTGGTCTTGTCCGCATTTACTTCTTGACCCCGCGTACCCGATGGGTACATTATTCGTCTTATAGAGCTGCGCTCCCGCGCGGTTCGCTACTCCGAAAGGAATGAACATGAAACTGTGCTTTCGTGCGCGTCGTGCGCGCGCGCCTGGAAACGTCCTCGATGAATTTCAAAACCGTAACGGCGGACGATCTGATCCGTCTGAAGGACGAGCTCAACTTCTCGAGCAATCAGATGGCAGATCTGGTTGGGTTGGCGAATGGCCGTCAGTTCCGCCGATATACCTCCCTGGCCGACGATCCGAAGAACGGACGGAAGATGAGTTTTCACATGCTCTTCTATCTGGCTGCACGGATCCTAGCCCTGCGCGGTACCGCGATTACGATCGACGCCGTGTATGCCGAAATGCGCCGGGTCGGCGCGAAGGTCGATCCGCTCGCCGCCCCGGATTCCGATGGAGATCCGCAGCCCTAGCCACGTTGCTCGGTTGCGCAGCTGCGGCTGCGCACGCCGAGTCATGGTTCCAGTTTGAAGCTGGCATCGGAGCTTCGCGCTATAGCGACGAAGACGGCCTCTGGGTCAATAAAGGCCTACCGCACAACTCCCATCTATCCGCGCCGGCCTACCGCGTGGGCGTCCAGCTCAACGCAATCGACCACACGCCCGGCTCGTTCGTGCCGGGTCTGGCGATGCACCTTGCATATTTGAACTTCGGGCGCGCGAGCGTGCGCAGCCTCGCGGCGCCGGATGGAGGTGATGGTTACTATGGCCCGAACGGTCATGACGGCTACTACAGCCCCACCGCACACTCTTGCGTTGGGCCTTGCGGACCTTTGCGTAGCTTCGTATCGGGCGGAACTATGCAAGCCGTCGCCCTGACCGTCGAGCCGTTTTGGACATATCGGAAGTGGCGCTTCGGCATTGAGGCAGGCCCAACCGTTTTCCGCTCGACATACGATGCAACCGCGACGGCGATCAGCGACTCCCAGTGGTGGAACGCAGGCCAGGTCGAGACGTTTCACCATACGCCGAAATGGGAGGCTGGCGCTCTAGTCGGAGCGGCAGTTTCTTACGGCGCGGTAAGCCTGCGTTACAACTACATCTTTGCGAAAACACATACCTACAACGCGATGAACGTGCCGCCCGGCTGGAGTGGCGCGCATATGCTCACGCTCAACTACACGTTTTGAACAAACAAGGTAGGGGCATCTTTCTTGGGTTCATCGTATAGTGTCGCCCTTACTTACAAGAAATTTCTGAGGGCGCATGCTGGACAAATACACAGCCCCGGCTGGATATTTCCCGGGGCTCACCGGCCTACGTGGCTTTGCGGTGATGCTAGTCGTTCTCTTCCACTCAAACATTGTATTCGCTGGCCGAGCCCTCTTTCCTGGCGCCACGTTAGGCGTAGACATGTTCTTCGTTCTGAGTGGTTTTCTGATCACTTCGATCATAATCCGTGAGCAGATGGAAACAGGCTCATTTGACTATAAGCGTTTTTATCTTAAGCGCGTTTTACGGCTTGGCCCCCCGCTGGTGATAATGCTCGCCGGTTTCCTTCTGTTTACTGCGTTATTTGGGGTTCCAATTCCTTTGCACGATGCTCTTCGCGAAAGTGCGGCAGCTTTTTTTTATGTGTCGAATTGGACGCGCGCCTTGGGCTACGGTTTTCCGAAATACATCGGGCACACATGGTCACTGTCCCTCGAAGAGCAGTTTTACATGATCTGGCCTACGACACTTCTCGTACTAACGCGTGCGCTTCGGCGTAAATGGCTGATCGTTTCGATATGCGTTCTGATCTGCGCATCATGGTTTACCCGCTGCTGGATGGCAGCGCACGAGGCGACGTTTGATCGCCTCTACAATGGGTCCGACACGCGTGCTGATGGGCTGCTTTGCGGTGCGCTTCTTGCTGTCGTTCTTTCGTCGATACACATAGATCAATCGTCGATCACCAAGCTATGCAACTGGCTAAGGTATGCCTCGCCAGCCAGCATGCTCGCACTTATCGGCATCTCTCTCGCCGGGAGCGAGATCTCGCATGAAGGGTTCTACATTACATACACGGCTGTGTATGTACTGACGTGCGTCCTGATACTCGACTGCGTCTATGCGCAAGGTGGCATTGTTCAGGCGGTGCTTCGGAACAAAACCGTAGTTTGGCTTGGCATGATCTCCTACGGGTTCTACCTCTTTCATTTCCCGGTTGCAGTTACAGCAATGCAATACGGGCTTACCGGCTGGAGCGTATTTGCTATCAACTGCGGCGTCGGGATACCGAGCGCCGCAGCCTCCTACTACCTCGTTGAGCGCAGATCCATGGCGATGAGGCTCGGACGGAAGAAAAACATCGGCACTCTCGCAGCATAAAGATAAATGTTAGAACTCGTAGCTGCTCACGGCGAATGGACAGGCCGCAGTGAAAGTACCGCCCCCGGCAGTCATCTGGTAGTAATAAGTCTGAGCAGTCAGCAATTCTAGGTTCTCGTATGGTGTCGACAGGCCGGTAGGACCACCGCCGTATGACATTTGCTTCTGATTAGTGCCCAACGCGTCGCTTGCAATGTTCAATGTCACCGTATTACCTGACGTAGTGACCGACGCGCCGATGTAACCAGAAATTCGCTTCGCATTTTTCGGAACGAAGCCCGCAATCGTATTGGACGTATAGCTTGCCGCAACGACAAGAGTCTGACTAACGCCCGGGAAAAATACCTTTCGATCGCGTTGCGAGGATGGGACGAACTGACTCGACCCGTTCGTCGCTCGAACGGAAACAAGCGCACTGGCGGTGTACCCGCTCGGCATGTTGCTACCACTGTAAATCTCTGAAACCACAGTCGACGTCGCATTCACACCAAGCAATGCGGCGGTCTGCGTCGTCGGGTTGTAGATCAAATAAACCGCGACATAGCCGCTCGCCGGCGCCGAACCCGTATCCATCGCGCCTGCGCCATTCGTGCCCGCGAGATTGATCGTCTTGTTGACGCTCGACAGAATGAACGTCTGTCCGTTAAGTGCAGTCGCTACAACAATCTGATCAGCGGTTAGCGTTGCCGACGCAGATGCTGTGCTCACGTTCATTACCATATTGCGCACAGTACCGACTACAGGCGAATACATCTTCTGCAGCGCCGCGTTGACCTGGTTGTAGGTCGTCTTCGCGCGGACGATTCCGGCCGCTGCGAGGATCGCGCACAATTCTTCCTGAATCATGTTGAGCCATGATCCGCGCACGTTCGTCGCGGGTGTTCCGGTGGCCGGGTTGCCTTCCGTGAAATAGCCTTCCGCTCCCGCCGCTTCCGGCGCGGGAAGCGAATTGGCTGCTGTAGCGTCGTCAATTCGAAACATGTGACCTCTTATGCGTAGGCGAAAATCGGGATGGTATGTGCCGGTTTGACGGCGTTGACTTCACATTCGAGCACTGCATTTCCCCATGCAGCGAGTGGATCTCCGGCTGCCATAGCGCCCGCCACCGCACGGATGACCGTGTTCAATGGCGCTGTGATCTTCCATGCGAAATTCCAGTCGTAGCCGCAGCACGGATCGCCCGCCTTGAGAATGCCTGCCCGCGCCTGCGTGTATTGCTCGATCGTGATCGCGTAACCCAGATTGGCGGCGAACTCGATGAAATACTCGATCGACTGTCCGCCGCTATTTGCGAATCGGGCAACGACCTGCTGCTGACGTTGCGCGATCGTCGGCGCCGCTCCTGCGCACGGATCGGGCAAGCCGAGCGACGATTCCCATTCGGGTAGAAGCTCGTATGTCGATGCGGGAAAACCATCGACCAGCAACTGATTAGCGCGTGCCGTCAGTCGCGTGAAAGTGGGCGCACAGCCGGCTAGCGTCTTCGTTTGGACAGCGTCGGCGTCACGCGGCCAGACCCGGCCGCGCGGCATGAGCGCCTGCAATACGGTCAGAAAGTCCGCGTCGGTAAGAATCGGTGCGAGCATGGATCAGGTGTTGAAAGTGACGCCGCCGAGGACGGGAAGCGAGCCGAAGCTGCCTGTGATATTCCCCGGGTACGGCGTCGTGACGCCGCTAATCACTCCAGAGACGGAAGTGATCACGAAGCCCGCTGTGCCGGCAACCGATGCGATCGCCGAATCGATATCTGATCTGTCGATCGTTCCTCCGCGTGGATCACCGTTTCTGAAGAGCACATCAGAGATCGCAGCTTCCACTGCAGTTCTGGTCGCCGTCGACCAGCTCGACGTGCCCGAGAGTACGAACGAAAGTGTGTTCGCGATCGGCGAGCAGATCCATACGAGAGCCGTCACCGGTTCCTTCGATACGATGACGTCGGCGACCACCAGTTGATCGCCTGTCGCAACGGTAGCGCGTGGCAGGCCCCCAGGCCCCTTGTCATTTTGGGAAACGCCATTCGTGCCCTGCGGGAATCCACCATGTGCCGCCTGAGCTTCGTCCAGCATCACATAGACAACGACAGTGCCGGCGCCGAATCCGTTCGGCGCGCACCACGCCCGTGTCACTCCAGCCACAGCCTCGGCCCATTGCACGTAATCCGGCGCCGCCCCACCCTGCGGCGTCTGCTGATACGCCTCGAGCACACGATCGCGGAACTCTTCCTGATCTTCGATATCGGCACCCGATGCCACGGTTCCCGCTACCGCACCCGTCGACTGGATGCCATCGACCGCGACATCGAGGGAAACCACCGTGCCGGCATCCGCATTACCGGCCGAGCCTGCGACGTCCGCGACGATCGTGACGGTCACCGATCCGCCAGACACCGTTTGCGTCGTCATCACTGTGTATGTGGCGCCGTCGCCTCGAACGATCGCGGTGCCGGCGCTCAATGGTTTGCCGTTGGTGCCTTGGAATGTGGCCGACAGCTGCGCTGCGCTCGCGTCCTTCTGATAGACCTTCTTCAGCGCACCCCATGCCTGCAGGTATTCGCCCTCGGCCGTGAAAGGATTCGTCTGCTTGGCAATCCAGTCGAGATAGCCGTACTCCTCGTTCGTCATGCCCGCGAGCACGACGCCGATAATTTTCAGCGCGGCGAAGCGCAGCAGCGGGTCCGATCCTTCGAGCGCGGCCGCGATATCGGCCATCGCGTCAGAGCGTATCTGCGCGAATGTCTTGCGTGCGTATGGCATGTCAGGAGATCTGGTTCCAGGCCCATGCGTAGCTCTTCGAAGCTACCGTGGTGCCGTCCTGTTTATAGAGAGTGACCTGCAAGCCCAAAAACGATGATCGGACCCATTGCGCCAACACGTCGATGCGCGCCGCCACGCCGTCGTCGATCATCCATTCAAGCGCTTCGCGCGTGTAATCGACGGCGTTGTTGAGCGTTTCCTGCGTTTGCTTCGCGCGGCTGAGAAGCCAGAGGCGCGATCCGATGGGCACGTCTTCCCCGATATCGCCCCACCATCCGCGCGGATCGTTTGTGCCATCCGGTATCGCGTCGTCGGTGTTCGCCGTGCGATCTGTGAACAGGCTGATGAGAATGCCGTTGTCGAGATCATTACCCGTGGCGAGCGCGGGCCCGACGAGCAGCCAGTCTCCCCTGCTGTTGTCGACGTCCCAAACGATAGTGATGTCGGACATCGGTTACTCCGGCTGATTCGGGGCGTTCGACGTGCGCGTGCTGCCGCCGGTCTGGATGTTCACGATGTCGTGCGTATGACCGTCATAGATCACACGATCAGCGGACATGCTGCGTCCCGTCGTATCGACGTTGTCGGTGATATCGCCAGTGCTTTCGATCGGTGCTTCCACTCGCAGCTTCGTCAGATTCGTGAAAAGTACCGGGTTTCCGCCGCCATCGACCTTGATGCCGGATTCGGTCAGATAGACGTACTGGCCGCGGCTGTCGTGAATCGCAACCTCGCCGCTCGCGAGCGCCTTGAGACGATAGGTGGCGTTTCCCGTCGCGATGACCACACCATTGGAGCGGTCGCCGGCGCCAAATATCACCACCGCGTCCGACCCATCGGGCGGATTCGACACAAAGCCGTATTCGGCGCAGCGAGGGATGTTGTCTGTCGTCTCGAGCGGACTGAACTTGACCTGCATCCGCTGAACGTCGCCGCCGTCCGCCACGAGTTGCAAAATGCCACGGGCCAACGTGTTCAATACTCGCCGCGCTGTGCGGTTCAGATAGCTGCTCATGGGGCATCCGGTGCACCGCGCACGACGTCCGGAGACAACGGCTGCAGGATTGTCGGTTCCGGCGTAAATGCCTCTGGCGGCATCAGGAGAAGCGACGCATGCGTTCCACCCTCTTCGTCGAGCGAATACGTGACCTCGGAAATCAACATAAAGGTCTCATCCGGAATCTTGAGCGGCGGGATCGTTACTGGAACGAGGGTGTTCGGCGTCCAGAGGGTCCCGCTGCCGTCTCGCCAGCTATCGGTCAGCACGCGAACAGCCTGCGATCGCCCAGCCCGACGCGCCGCCTCCCAGTTCGCGCGTTCCTGCGCAATGTTTCGGCCCGCCTGCACCTGCTCTGAGACCATATACAGATTGCGAAATCGATCCACCGTCGCGTCGGTGGCCGTTGCGACCGGCACTAGATTCACGCCCGCGTCGCCCATCGTCTGCATCGTGAGCAGATACACATCGATCTGTGAATAACGGAGATCCGCCGCCCACTCGAACTCCGCTTCCTCGACGTTCTCACCGTAGACGAACCCCGACGTGTGCGCATCGACGCCGGCGCGCGCGAGTCTCAGATTGCCGTCCGGCAGGTCATAGGCGAGCAGGCCAGCGTATCGCGAAACCCGCTCAATGACCTCGAAGGCCGATTCGCCGATCATCAGATTGATCTGCGGGATACTCAGCCCTTCGTTGCCGTCGCTCGTCACCTCAATGCCGTAGCTCTTCGCAAGCTTCTGCGCGATCTGCAGCGCATTTGAACCACTGATCTGGCCGCCGGGCCAGACCGCGCTGCAGTCCACCAGATCCTCGCATTTGCCGCGACCGATCACGCGAATGTAGTGGCGTTCCGGCGCCACACCGGGAATGACGCGATCGACATAACCGGTGATCACAACGTCCCCTCCGAGCGCCACCTGACACTTCTGCCCGGGTATCGCGCTGATCGATTCGAGGTCGCCCGGGAACAGGTCCGTCATCTCGATCTCGAACTCGCTCGGCAGTCGTTCGATGCCGCGTGTTACGCGAATGCGCTCCCAGCCCGATACGTTCGAACCGTCGAGCATCAAAGTTAGATCATCAGCCATCGTCAGGAAGAAAGCGCCTTGAACGTCTGTGGCATGAATGCCGGGTGCGCCGGATCAGCCTGCGCTACGAGCTCGTCCGCACGGCTGGGGTCGCGATAGAGACGCTGCGCGAGCACGAGCGCAGGAAGATTCGCCTTGAAGTTGAATGTCGCGATCGACGCCAGCCCGGCGCCGCGCTTGTTCAGGTCCTGCACGACGGCCGCGCGCAGTGTCCGCAGCGCGCCGTAGGTCGAGTCCTCGCCCTGATTGCCCGCTACTTCGATCTCCAAATCGATCAATGCCGTCACGGCCTCGCGGACGGCCGCGGCATCATCGGAGGAAGTCGGTTGATATCTCGAGGCTGCGATCGCCACTGACGCGATCGCGGCACGACGAAACAGATCTCCGGAGGCGGATTGCATGGTCGACATCGCGCCGCCGATCGTCGACGACGTCGTCGGCGCGTCTGGATAGAAGTTCGCGAGCGTCGTAAGAAGCCGCATTCCATCGCCTGGGCTCGGTGCTGCCGACAACAGCGCGCTGGCGACGCCCTGCGCTGCGGTAGCGTACGCATCTGTCGAGCTGGCATCGAGTCCCGCCGCAGCCGTCGCGAGGGTATCGGACGCCGCCGACACAGCTGTGCGTGATTGCACCGACTGAACGATCGCCTGATCGACCGTCGTCGCCGTCGATACGGGCGCTCCCGGATATTTGCTGAACGTCGGCACCGTGGCGCTGCCGGCGAACCGCCCGAAGGCTCCCGGCAGGTTGAACACGAGGTGCACGAGGTTTCGAGCATCTCCGACGAGGTTCTTCGCGGTCGTGTACCAGCTGAGTGCTGTTCCGACAGCCATGTTCACCACCGAAGCGCCATATGCCAACGTGCTCAGTGCGCGAGCTGCAAAGTCGGCTGCAGCCGACAACCCGAGAGCTGCGGCCGCTGATGCGATCAGGCTCGTCGTTCCGTTCGCCGCGGTCGGAAATACGCGACTTCCACTTTCAACGAAATCGAACTGCAGCTCGAAATACCGTCCCTTGTCCCATCGCTCGATGACGCGGAAATCCATCAGATTGACGGAACGTCGGCCATAGGTCGGGTGGATCAGTTCGCCCGAATCCTCCGTTTCCACCAGTTTGATCAACACCTCGCGTTGATCAACGACGTCATCGCCAACAAGGAAGCCGAGCACCTGAAATCGCCGCGCGGCGCGACCCATGTCTTCGGCCCACGGCGTGTCGCGCTTCGGATACTGGTGAAGCACGTTGCGTCGGCCGAAGGATCCCTCTGCCGAGAGCGAGACAAAAGGCAGCCCACGGAAAGACGCGGGCCGCAGCCGATCGAAATATGACCCCATCGTGCCGCCGAGCCGCGCGGCGAGCGAGCTGGCGAGATTCGTAATGCCGGATGTGGTGCCGAGAACGGCACCCGCGCCGCCACCTACGTTCATAGTGCCGCTCCAAGATCCATCGTTTGACCGGTGCGCACGTTGGTATCGACTTTCTTCGACGAGCTGACCGATGTGCGCGTGCCGCGCGGCGCGCCCTGCAGGTTAATGTCGACCTTCACCACCTGTTCGCCGGGCCCGAGCGAGGACTGCGTCGAATCGCCCCCATACAGACCTGACAGCTGCCCCGCATACTGCGCGCGCGACGACGCCTCGCCATCGGCATCCGACGGCCGCTCGTACATTCGGGATACGATCGCTGCGGCCTGCTCTGGCGTCGTCGCGCCTGCGAGCGCCGAACCTGCTGCGCGCTCATTGCCATTGCGAAGCTCGTAGTCGACGAAGCCGAGCTGCTGCTCGAGCGTCGAGTTGCCGATCCAGTTACCCGCCCATTTCTGGAAAGCGTCCTGCCGATCCTTATGCCATTGAGCAATGCCGCGGGCCTGGCCGTTATCACCTTCCGCGCCCGGGTTAAGCTGGCTCTCGCGCTGCAGGTTCGCAACGATGCCAATCGCCTGTGATCGCGACCAGCCCCGAGACTGGAAGTACTCGATGGCGGACGTAGTGTTGCCGTTGACGCCGGCAGCCACTTCGTCATTCGTGCTCAGGCCATTGCCGCGGAGTGCGTTACCGAACCGTTCGAACCCGGTGCCCACCCGCGAGCCCAGATGCGCGACGTGCATGAGGATCTCGTACGAGCGTGAGACCAGATCGAAGAAGTCGCTGGCGCCGCGTTTCGCCTTTTCCCAGTCGAAACTCTTAATCTCGTCAGAGAGGAAGCGCACCGCGCCGGCAACGCCATCAATCAGCTTCTGCTTGTTTTCCGGAACGGCGAGCCATTCGCTCATCAGCTCGATGGCTGGCTGCAGCACCGGAATCAGCGCGTTGCCCAATGCATCCTTCAGCGAAACCACGGATAGCTCGAGTTTCGCAATGTTCTGCGCGTATTCCTCTGCCTGTCTGATCGCGCTCGGGTCCATCGTCGCGTGCAGATTGTCGAACTGCCGCACGAGATCCTGAATCGCACTCGGCCCCTTGATCAGCAACGGCAAGAGCGACTCCACGCCGAAGGCCTGCGCGATCTGGCGCGCAGACTGGATGTTGCCGCCAGCGCTTAAGTTCGAGCGGATCGCACGCGACACGTCCAGCATGGCGCGGGAGACGTCGACGGCGCCGTCGGCCGTCCGGTGCAATCCGATCTGCCATGCGCTCATCAGCGCGAGCGTCTCCGGCGCGCGGCCGTTCACCGCGCCCTGCATCGTGTCGCCTAGCGACTGCAGCGATGCATCCATGCTGTCCGTCGACAGGCCTGCCAAACGCGCCACGCCGCGATATTCCTGCAGCTGTTGCGTGTTGATGCCGAGCAGCGTCGACGTGCGGTCGATCTCCTGCCCTGCGCGCCCCCAGCTCGTCACGATGGACGCGAGACCAGCGATCGACCCGAGGCCGCCGAGCAGCCCCAGCGGCGTCGCAATCATCGTTATCTTGCCGAGCAGCGATCCTGCTGCACGCGTCGCCGACGTGAGGCCTCTTACGAGTCGGCTAAGTCCCGTTTCCCTGCTGAGGGAGGCCAGCGATTTGCCGAGCGCCGTGACAGGCGCAAACGTGCTGGCGATCGAGCCCTTGACCTTTCGGACGGTCGACGTCGCGCGGTCAACCGCGGTGATGACGAACTGGATCTTGTTGTTAGCCATTGGACTTCGCCGAAAGGATGCGCTTCGCCTCGATCAGATGCCACTCGACGTCACTCCAGGTGGCGTTCCAGAGCGATGCGGGTGCGATCTCCCAGAAATGCGCTGCGTCGGCGAGCATCTGCTCCCACCCATCGGGGAGCGCATTCGCGCCGGCGACCAGCATGCTCAGTCGGGCCGCCGGCGAATCTGAAAACCGTTGAAGTAACCGGTGGCCGAGTGGAAATCGCGCGCGCTCAACGAGCGAACCGTCTTGCGCGGCACGCGAGCCACGATCGAAATCAGTTCGATCGACGAGGCGAACGGTCCGCCCGCTTGCCGCGCCTTGCGGCGCTGCAGGTTAGTCGGCTCGCACAGATCGAGCTTCGTCGCGTTGAGCGCGGTTGCGTCATCCGTCAATTTCACCGGTGCCTGCAGCTCGAGCGTGAATTCATCCGGGCTGCGCACGTCCGGCATAAGGACCGCCTCGTCGGCGAAGCCGCTGAAGAAGTCTTCCGCCTCATCGATCTCGCTGGAGAAAAGCTCGTCGACGACGTCAATGGGTACTCCGCTGACGATCGCGACCAGCGCGACGACGAATCCGTATTTGCCGCCCGATTTCTCGGCCTGCTCGTAATCGCCTGCGCGCGGTTCACGCAGCTGCAGTTCGGCATACGTCTTTTCGTTTTCGCCCTTTCCGACGGTAATCGGACGGCGAAACGTGAGTGTCATGGTTTCTCGCACGGATCAGTTCTCCGACACGTCCGGACCTTCCCATTCCACGGGCACGGTGGCGTCCTCGGCCTTCGCACCTTGGGGATTCACGGTCCACATGTTCCGGCCGATGACGGTCTTGCCGTTCGCCAGCTCGACAGTGACGGTCACATCGTCCATCTCGTTGATCTGCTTCAGCGAGAGGCCGCCCATATCGCGCAGCGTCGCCTTGATCGAGCCGACCTTCGGCTTTTCGCTGAAGCCGTGGACCGTGTCCTGCCCCGTGAGCGACTCGCGCGACCGTTCGCTCGGGTCATATTCAAAATCCCCGGCAACCGGATACGAGACGCCATCGACCGTCAGGTACGCAGTGCCGGCAATGCGATTTTTCGTGTTCGACATTTCAGGCTCACAAAAAAGAGAAGCCGCCCGAAGGCGGCTTGTTTGGCATCAGCGTGGGTTACTGCAGCCTGAACTGGGCGAGCAGCGCGAAGATCCGGAGGCCGCCGATCAACGTGCCGTCCCACAGCTCGTTGACGCGACTCGGGTTCTGCGAATCGATCTCGACGATGAGGCCGGCAGAGAACGCATCGCTGTTCTGAACATAACCTTCGAACTCCATCGCCTTGTACTCGGCGATCTGATCGGCACGGATGGTGTTCGGGGTCACGATGTTTGCGCCCGGTGCGAAGCGTGTACCGTTCGCCGCCAGCTTCTTCCGGCCGTATTTGGACGTCACGACACCCTTCAGGCGACGCAACACATACATCAAGAGGAACAGTGTCTCGACCTGCAGATAGCTGTTGTCCGGCTGGCCAAACGGGTTTTTCTGGTAAGTCGTGATCAGATTTTCAACCGCGACAGTGCCGTCGTCGGCGACGGTGAACGTCGAAATCCCGTCGAACAGCAAAGTGTTGCGGTCCGTCAACGCGAAGCGCGACGCCACGGGCGGAGGCAGGAAGCTCGACAACGCGACGGTCTGCAGCGGCAGACCCGGATCCGCGCGAAGCGCTGCGGCAGCGGCACCCGCGTAGTCCGCGGCCAGCAGCCACGCGGGCGTCGGCGAGTCGTTGAAGCCCATGACTGACCCGTGCTGATCGTTCCGGGTGACGCCGAACGTTGTGAGCGCGCCCACAGTGCCGCGATATGCCGCGAAGAAATGCCCGTAGATCTGCTTGGACCAGCTCCAGCGTCCGTTCGTGTCGTTGAGGAACGACTTCAATGCGTCGAGCGACGTCGAGTCCGTGTAAGGCATCACGATGAAGTCGAACGGTGCATCTGCGAGGTTGGCGAGCGCGGTGGTCAGCGAAGGATTCACCAGGCCGCCCGTCATCGCCGTGATCGTGAACGTGAGCCCCGTCGGTGTGACTTCACCGTTGGCCGCGCCGCGATAATTCACGCGGATGTCGATATCGTTCCCGGCCAGACCCTTGTTCTTCGCCGTGAAGTTCACTTTCGACGTGGTGGTTCCGTCGACTGCCGCCGTCACAGGAAGATCAGTGTTCGCGTTGACCGTCGCGGCGAGCGCGGTCGCGAGTTGCGCGGCCGAGAGCGAAGACGTCACGCTCTGGGTTACGAGCTGGCCACCGAGGTAAAGGAACAGCACACCCGCTGCCGTTGCGGCTGCAGTGAAGTTGATCGAGCCACCCGCAGCTGTTCCGCTCGGATCGTCCGCGAGCGGCAGATACCAGACTTCCCCGAAGCTGTCGCTGTTGCGGTAGGCCGCCGTCATCAGCGCGAGCATCGACCCCTGGCCACCTGCGGACTTCGCGTCCGCGACGCCCTGCGAAATCACCGGAACGTTGGCGGTCGCGCTGCCGCCAGACGTGATCTGGCCGATGATAAGCGCGCGCTGCGTCTGGGTAGCGCTGTTGGCCTGGCTGTTGTCGACTTCCGCGTAGAAAAGCGGAACCCGGATCTGGTCGCCAGCCGGAATGTTCTTGAACGGTACCGTCATGATCACGCGCTCCCATCGGGATGCGTCGACGCTTCGTCGACGGCTTTGGTTTCGGCGTGCTCCGGATCACGCGCTTCTGCCACAACCTCCGGCGCCGGCCGCTCGCCGAGCTCGACATCCTTGTCGCTCAGACGCTTCACCCAATACAGGTGATCGTCCGGCACTTCGCGACCCTCATCGGGCAGGAAGTCCTTCATATCCGGGTCGCGGATCTTCATACCCGCTGCGGGTTTGACGAACATGCGTCACTCCTAATCAGAAAAATCGAGGTCGATAACGCCCTCTGCACGTCCGTCGGGCCCCGTGGTGCGAGGTGCCGGTGGAATTGCGTCGGGGAATGGCGGGTCCGGATATGTCCCGTTCGGGTCAAACGGGCCTCTGAGATCGACGGTGAGTTGCATGCGCTCGAGCGTGTTGGTCACATCAGGCTCGAATGCCTCGTAGATCTGGAAGTGCAGCGAAATGCTGATGGCCGCGAAATGCACTCGGCCGTCTGAGCTGTATTCCGTCGTTGTGTCGATCGCCGGGAAGTCCTGCGTTTCGCCGCGAATTCCGACGTCGCGCAGGAGGATGTCTTCGATGGTCGCGCCGAGAGCATCGAGAGCATCTTGCGCAGCCTCGGCCGTCAATCCAGAGACGATCGCGCGGATCTCGATGACAAAGTCCGTATTGAACTGCGTCTGACCGCTTGTCCCCAACGACGCTTTACGCTCGACGCCATTCCGCACCAGGATCGCCGGCAGCTTCGACGGCGGCACGCTCCAGTCACCGGGAGATTGAATCGTTGGTGCGGCAGCTGCCGTTTGCAATGCAGCCACAACGAGCTGCCGCATCGCGGCGCGCCCAGTGGGATCAGCCATCGACGTTACTCACCAGATTGAGCATGAGACCGCCGCCGCCCCACCCGTCGAGCCGCGCCTCGCGCACGACATAGATGAGACCGGTGCGGATGATCTGCAGCTGATCGTCCTGCACCGGTGCCGACGCGAACTGCGACTGCTGGATCCCGAGTCGAGGCTGGACCGTCGCCACCTGCGCGCCGTCGACAATCGACAGCTCGAGGAAGGCCTCGTCGAACACGCCGTCGATCACGTAAGACGCGGCGCCGGAGACGGGCATATACAGCACCCGCTCCGCCTCGCCGAACGTCTTCATCACCACGCCGTTCATCCGGTCGGTAACAGCGCGCCAGTCGAATGGCATGGCTTACGTGCCGGCGCGACCCGTCTGCAGCATTTCCGGCCGCGTGCAAATATGCAGCGGGTAGCTGTAGCCCTCGACCTTCCACCACGAATTGCGGTCGCGATCGAAGATCGGGATCATGTACGTCGGCTTGCCCGGCGTGTTCACCCATTCGAACGATTCGCCCGGCGCCAGCGCGCGGCGGAAGACACCGGGCGCGCCAACCGGGAAGAACTTGACCTTGTCGTCCGGGATCTTGATGGTCGTGTTGTCGTCCGACCCGCGATAGTTCATCCAGTAAATGCCGGCGAACTTGAACGTATCGAACGCCGCGCCCTGGCTGTCGTCGCGCAGATCTGCCGCGGCCGACCAGTTGATGAACGTCTGGATCACGTCCTTGTGATTCACGAATTCGTCGTAGAACTCGTCGCCGCACATCGCGTACACCCTCGTCGACGGAAGCCATGCGCCCTGCGCCTTGCGCATCATGGCGCGGCGGATCCCGTTGCAGATCGGGCGGATGGAGTTCGCGGTCTGGGCGGAAAGATCAAACGGCACTTCCGTCGCCGGCGTGATGCCGAATTCGTCGAAGAAGTTGTAGATCACCGATCCGTTCGCGTCGAGCAGGATCCCCTGCAATGCCGCCAGGCGATGGTACTCCCACGTGTACTCGATGTTGCGCAGCAGGCCCGTCGGGCCGCTCACGCGGCGAGCGACTTCAGCCTGCACCTGCATGAGCTCCGACTCCGTGCCAAACGCGCGGATGTCCTGGATCTCGTTTGCATAGATCGTGTCGCTATGCATCAGGCGCGGCACCTTGAAGTACCGCGCGCCGCGCTGCTCGGTGACACGCTGCGTGCCTTCTGCGCCGCGCGGCGATGTCGGAATCAGGATCAGCTGACCCTGACGTTGTTCGACGGCGAGCACCGTATTGCGGATCGGTTCATCCTCGAAAATGTCGAGGTCGCCGAGCCCCTGCGGCTGAAACGGATATTTGTCGACCGCAGCGGTGAGCTGGATGGTCGAGAAGGCATCCTGATGGAATACGTCCAAACTGGCCATTATCGGCTCCAGAAATAATAATGGCCGCGAACGCGACCAAGTGACAAACGACGGAAGAGACTGCGAGGGATTCGACTTAGCGAGTGATGATCCCGATTGCGGCAAGCTGCCCCGTTGCCGTTGCAATCTGTGTTGCGGTGATGCCCGCCGGCCAGATCAACTCGCCGCCGTTCACTTCGGCGTCGCGAACCACCGCGAGCCCGGGCACGTCTGCTGCCGTCGCGTCGTACGTGCCAAACGAAATACCTGCTGCAATCTGCGTGCCGTCGGTCGCCGTCGGGTTAAGCGGCACCAGCTTTGCCGAAAGGGCCGATACCGTGACGTCGAACTCGTCGCCAACCACGAAGTCCGTCGCACCGTCTGCGATCGCGAACTTGATGCCATCGGAGAACGTCTGGCCGACGACGACATCGCCGATCACATCGCCCGTGGGATCGAACACGCGAAACGTGCCGCCATTCGCAGCAGCTGTCGTGCAGCGCACGACATAGACGCCAGCCTGTGCATTCGGCAGCACAGGCGTCGTCGCGTCGAGCGTGAACACACCATTGCCCGTGTTGCCGGCTTTCGCAGCGGCGTTCGCCGTGCCGCCTGCCTTCTTCGCCACGACTTCGCCGGGAAGATGCTTCACCGTGCCGCTGAAGGTCATCGGGTCGCGCGAACGGTGACCGCGCGCCTCGGACACGAGAAATCCACCGTCGTGCCGGTTTTCAGTGAGAGGAGTCTGAGCCATGATCGGATTCCAGAGTGAGGGATTGGACTACGGTGCCTACGCTTAGCGGCGACGCTTTGCGCCGGCTTTCTGGAACGCAACGTCCCAGCTGGCCGCAACCGACTGCTCGCTGTTCGCGTTGCGGTCGCTGTCGATGCCGAGGTTCGGGTTCTGGCGGCGCCCGCGGCTGCCCTCCGGTGCCGGCGAACCGTCCAGCACCTCGATAGCCTCACTGCGCGTCATGGAAGTCGTGAAAGCCAACTTGCACGCGAGAACTGGATTGCGCCCGGCACCCTTGCTGGCGAAGATCGCGGCGCAACGCGCGCGTTCACGACGACGCGCGCGAGCAGCTGCGCTTTTGCCGCGCATCTCCTCTTCATCGTCATCGTCGTCGGCGTTCGGGTCACCGTCATCGTCCCCGTCCCCGTCGTCATCTGCGGCCTTGGCTTTCTTGCCCTTCTTGCCCTTGCCGCTGTCGTCTTCCTCATCGCCGTCACCTTCACCGTCGCCGCCGCCGTCGCCGTCGCCATCACCGCCCCCTTCGGCGCTGCTACCACGGGCGTCGCCATTTTCGCGGTTCTGACCATCGTCATCTTCGTCAGAAGCGCGCTTGCCTTTCTTGCCCTTGTCATCGGAAGTGTTGTTCTCGTCCGATGCACGAGAACCGCGGCCAAGATGGGCGAAGCTCAACCCACCTCGCGACATGAGGTTGCGTAACGTATTGCTCATTGGATTTACCCTGATGGTGGGATGAATCAGCCCAGCTCGTCGAGCAGGGAAGCGAAGGCTTCGTCCGGTGCCATGACGGCATCGGCGAAGCCGATTTCGACGCCAGCGGCGCCGAGAAAGGTGCCGGCCTCCGTGTCGCGCACGACGGCCGTTTTGAGATCGCGATTGCGGGCGACGGTCTTGACGAAGATCTCACCCATCTTGTCGACATCCGACTGGAAGCGCGCGAGGGCCTCCTTCGACAGCGGATTGAACTCGTTGCCGTCGGCCTTTTTTGCGCCATAGTGGATGAGCGTGACGTCGATGCCCGCCTTCGATAGTGCCTGCGACATATCGACGTGCATGCAGATCACGCCCACGCTGCCGGTGCCGCCTGTTCGCGGGACGATGATCTTGTCGGCCGCGCTCGCGATCGCATAGGCAGCCGAATAGGCGCTCTCGGTCAGCACGGCCCAGATCGGTTTGCGTCCGCGAGCCTCGTAGATCGCGTCGACGAGATCGAAGCAACCGGACACTTCGCCGCCGGGCGAATCGATATCGAGCATGATCGCGCGCACGTCCGGGTCACCCAACGCCATGCTCAGCAGCGCACGGATCCCGTCATAGCCCGTCATGCCGGAATACGGATAGAGCGTGCCCAGCTTGTGCACCAGCGTGCCCTCGATGGGAATGCGAGCGACACCTTCCGCGACGTCATACGGCTTGTACTGCGCTTCCTCGCTTTCATCCTCCGCGTCGAGGAACGCGCGCGCGCCGCCGTTCGCCAGCTCGAGCGTCGAGCCGTCCGCACGAAAGAGATGCGAGATGCCGAAGCGGTCTGCGAGCGCAGCCATCACGACTTCCGCCTTGTGCGGCAGGATCGCGATCGGCACGTTGAAAAGCCGCGTCGCGAGATGGGGATAGTTGATCATGCTGCCTTCGGCTCTTCGGGAGGTTCGTCGGTACGCGTAGCCATTTCGCTGCCGCCCCAATCTGGGAGCGGCATGCCGCGTTTGTTGAATGCCTCGATCTCGATCTGGCGCTGGTCGAGCACTTCCTCCCAATCCAGACCCTGCTCGGCCGCTTCCTGCTTAAGCGTCGTGAGCGCCGCGTCCATCTTGAGAATGGAGCCTTGTGGTTCCTTGACGGGATCGACCCAGCCGCGGGCCGGTCCGAGCCACGAACATGCCGCGTACGCGGTGGCCGCTTCGATGAAATCGGGCGCGCCGTTCGGCAGCGGAAGCTCATCGTTCTCCATCGCTTCACGAAGCCACACCGCATACATCGGCGTCGCGGTACCGGCGGAGAAATCCAGGCGCCGGCGAATCAGCGTCTTCCATCCCTCGAGCATCGAGCCACGCATGTTCGAGTAGTTGCTCCGCGACCAGTCCTGCGTCACCTGCTCGATCGGGACGCCAAGCGCTGAAGCGACGCATCCTTGCATCTCATGCACGAACTCGGTGAAACCGTTGTGCGGGTGATCTGACGCGACCGCCTTGATCTCTTCGCCCGGCGCGAGCGCGGGTACGCGCACGCCGTTGAACATCGCCGGCCGCTCGTCGTTCCACTCCTTTCGCAGGCTCTGATAGAACTTGAGCTCCTGGTCACCGCCGATCGCGTCTTGCACCTCGGCGGGATCGTACGGGCTCGTGACGTAGGTGCCGATCGATGCGGCGAGCGCCGCCGCCTGCAGCTCGATACCGTAATAGCGCGCGAGCATCTTCGCGTGCGCGAGCACAGGAATAAACACACCGATGCCGCGATTCTGTCCGGCGCGATCGCGGTCATAGTCGTGGATCACGCGCCGCCAGCCGTCGTCATCTTCGCGCTCGACGCGCTCCCACTCCATGCTCTCGACCGCGTTGTACCAGTCGTTCTGATGCGCGCGCCGGATGTGATACGCGATCGGCACGCCGTCGTCGTCGACCTCTACGCCGCCACGCAGATGCCTCGTGTCAACCATCTGCATGGGGTTCGACAGACGGTCCGGATCCACGACCAGATAGCACGTCGCATAGTGCGCGGCACCGCGCCCCACACGCTCGGGCTTCCAGTAGTTGACGATCAGATCCTCACCGTCGATCAGCTTGTGACGCAGCGCGAGCCTCAGCTGTTGCGAAACGGTGAGTTGCCTCGACACATCGTTGTAACGGCCGAGATCGTTCGAGAACAGGCGCCAGCGCGCCTCGGCCGCGCTCGCGAATTCCTTCGCCCACTGGATATCGAAATTCGCGCCGCTGATCAGGCGAAGCGCCCGATAGTCGGGCGCGGCTGACAGCCGCAGAGACGCGCCGATCGCGCTGTCGAGTATCCTGGTGATACCACCGCTCGAACGCCCGTCATTGCGAACCTGATCGCGCGAGCGCGCGACCATCCGGTCGCGAAACTGCGTGATCTCGGCGTCGGGCGAACGGATCCACGGCAGCCACGCACCCATCTCCTGCGTCTGCCACTCCGCAGCCTGATACGGAAAGAACGAGGCACCGACCTGGCTGCGCAGCGGCATGCCGTTCGGATAGTCGGCACGCGCGCGACGAAGCGGATTGCCACCCGCGTCGACAAGCGTGATCTCTTTGCCCATCAGAACACCGGCGTGATGTAACGGCGCTTGTTGATACACACGCCTGGATTGAGTGCCTGCTGCAGCTCGGCGATCAGCATGCGCAGGTTCGCAATGTTCGTCTGCTGGAACGTGACGCTGCGCGAACCGTCACCCTGCGTGTATGCCACCGTGACAGCCTGTTGACCGGTGCGCAGGTCGAGGTAGGCTTGCTGGGCCGAGGCGAGCGCGGCCTGCAACTGCGCGTCGCTCATGCCGTAGTACGGTGAGCTGATATCGGTTGTGGCCATAGGATTAGCGGAAACGGTGAACGCCAGATTTCGGTGCGGATGCCGGCGTGGCGCCTGACGGCGACGATTTAGGCGCGCTCGGCGCGGGCGCCGCGGATCCGGCGACCAGCGAAGTGTTTGTGTCCCAGGGCGCAGCCCACGACGGCGGCTTCGTCCAGTCGATCTGAGCGAGTCCGTGCAGGTGCGCCATCATGTGTGTGAGCACCATCAGGTCGAGCGCCTCATTGCGGCGGCTCTTGATGGCCTTCTCCCAACGTCCGTTCTTCATCCGCGTCTCGGCCGTCAGCTGCTCGAACCAGACGTGAGGTTCTTCGGGAGACCGCAGTGCATACGGAAAATGCACGTACCACTCGCCGACGTCGGCTTTCTGGAGCTGGCCGGAGAGATCGTCCTTAAAACTGTTCGGATTGAACTGCGCAACCGGAACGGTGCCGCCGGCGGCCGCGCGGTTCGACTTACGCGCCGTGTCCGGATACGTCACGACGAGCCGCTGCGCGAGCAGCGCGCTGGCGCCCTTCGTGGGTAACACGGTCCACGCGTCGCGCCCGGCGATCTTGCCGATCAGACGGACAATGCCGTCCATCTTTCGCCAGCGGCGCCATGCGGAATACGCCTGCTGCGTCACGCCGGCCTCGCCGCCGCTGTCGAATCCGAATGCGCGAATCGGCATCCGTCGACGGGTGCCGTCGGCCAGCGGATATGTGCGCGTGATGATTTCGAGCAGCTGGTCCCAGTCATCGGCATTCGTCGCGGGATCGCCGAGAAGGCGACCCTTCTCGATCACCCAGCTCTCGCCGCCCACGCCCCAGCCGCGCACCAGCCATTCGAACCGGCCGCCGTTTGCGTCGACGCCCGCAGTGAGGAAGCGGACGCCCTCTGGTATCTCGCCCAGCTTGAGCGCCGCCTCGGCGCGCTCCGCGAGCACGTTCGCGTCGATCGAACCGGTGCCGCGCTTCGGCGAATACAGAAAGCCCCATTGCTTCGCGACGACCTGACGAAGCGTCTTGTCGTCACCGTCAACCTCGAACTCGCGCTCGGCTTTCGCCTTCGCACGTGCGAGACCGCCAATGCCGCCAAGGATGAATGGCGACATTGCGCCGACGATCCAGAACCCGGCACTGTCACGCGCGACGAGCTCGCCGGTCACGACACCGTCCTGCGAGATCTCCTGCCCATCGCCGACCCACCCACCGAACGGAGAGCGATATGCCGCGAGGTTCATCGCGCGTCGCTCACGGTCCTCGATCAGGCAACCGTTCACCGGGCAGATGAGCCGCGCCTTCTCCTGGATCTCGTCGAGGCTCCAGTCGTCCTGATAGTGCAGCACCATGTAGCGTGCTGCGATCGGCACCGGGCTCGACCACGCGCCGCAGTGCGGGCACGGCCAGTACCACACGCGCCGATCGCTATCGCCATACAGCGCCATGATGCCGGCGGTCCAGTCGCGCTCCGGCACCATGCCTCGAGCGCGGTCCGGGTGGCTCATCGCGAGCAGCATCGACTGCCGTCCGAACGTCTGACGGCGCACGTCGAGCACCGCCTTGATGTCGCCCAACGACTCGGGATATGCATCAACCTCGTCGGCGACGATTCGAGGCGCCGACTTGTTGATGAGGTTGTTATCGTTCGCCGAGAGAAATTCGACGCGCATCGCGTCGAACATCTTGAAGTGAAGCGAATCGTCCACCGGCTTCGATCCGAGCTTCATCGCCATCTCGGCGTGACTTCTGATCTGCATGTTGATCCGGCTCTTGACGAAGGCCTCGAGGCCCGGATCCGTCTGCATGTACCAGAGCATGTCGCCCGGGTCGTTCGCCACCGACTTCAGCAGCCAGTTCTGCGCGATCTCCGTCTTGCCCGATTGTCCGGGCCCGACGACCACCGTCGTCAGATAGTCGAGCCGCGTGAGCATCTCCATCGGCGCAACGAGATACGGCGCTTTCTCGTGGTGCCAGCGTCCAACGAAGCCACCGCCCTGATTCGACAGCCGGCGGTTCATCGCCGCGTACTGGGCGACGGTTTCACGCTTTGGCGGTATGAATGCCGCAAGGGACTCGCGCCCGATCTGGTACGCGTCCGCGTAAGCGTTCTCAAGCATCTGGACCTAGCAGCACGTTCAGCTCGTCGACCATCGTGGCGCGCAGATCGTCGGTCAGATCCCGGATGTCTTCGGCGTTCGACTCCGGCAGTCCCAGTTTGTCGACCACCTGGTCGGCGAGGCGGTCGAGTCCCTTACCGAGGTGCACGAGCATCTTCGTGATCACCTGACGCATCACCTCGGCCTGCACCAGCTCGCCGCGATCGCGGCGCAGCTTGTCTTCGAGGATCTCAGCCTGTACGGCGTCGCGCCGTTGCCGCGCTGTCTGTTCGCCCGTGTGCACGACAGGCTCGACGCCCGCCGGCGGCACGACCGAGTACTTCGCGCCCGGGTACGGATTGCCCGATGCCTTCGGATCGCTGCGCTGATCGAAGCGCACGTCGGCCTTCGCAGGCTGCGCGACCGATCCGCCTTCCAGATACGCGCGCACCGCAGCGAGATCGAACTGCCAGCCGCCGGCGCGCGTGCCGCGCTGCGCGATCGGGAAGTTCACATCGCTATCGAGGCGACGGTCGAGCTTCGGGCGCGTCCAGCCGATCGCTTCGCAAAGCGCGACCTTGCCGATCATCCCGTCGCTGCCGCCCTGTGTAACGGTGCAACCTGTAACGGCTTTCGCCTTCGCCCGGGTCTTGCCGCCTCCCTTTGTTACACCGCGCTTCCCAGACGCCGCGTGGCTTTGCGCTGCGTTTGATGCCGCCATAGATGTAACGTGTAACGGATTTTTTTTACTCAGAGGAACGGGAAAACCGGGCGCGCGCAGTGCCCGCGTACCGGCAGGGCGGTCGGAAGGACCCGCCCCACCATGGTGCACACCCTCCCGCTGCTCAAAAAATAGGCAGATCGCGCAGAGCCTTGCTGGGCGGGCCTCTCCGGGCGGTCGTCGGCGCGGCCTGCGTCAACGGCGGCGCGTCGCCACCGCTTTCGCCAATGCCTTGCCGAACTCGACAGCGAACGCACGCTGCACGACGGTCTGTGCCCGCCCGCCAAAGTCGAGGTGCTGCCTGACAGGTCGCGCATCACCGAAACGGATCAGCAGCTTCAGATGGCCACTCTGGTTCTGACCGCGCAGTGCCTTCGACTTCACACCCGGCGTCCGGATGACCTTCGTCGGGGCCGGCCGCTGCCACACCCCACCGATGCTCTCGCCACTGCGCGTCTTGATCGTGCCGACGAAGATGTCGGGCCGACCCTTCAACCTGTTGAGCGTCGTCGTCGACAGGTTGCCGTACTTGTTCAGCAGCGCGCGGTCCTTCGGGTTCAGCCACGTCTTACCGGAGCCGATCAGCTTATGCTGGCCGCCGAACTCGTATGGCGCGAGATAGGCCGCTGCGATGTCCTTGATGTAGACGACGGCCTGCGGATTCGACTTCGTTGCGCCCTTCACGGCCACAGAGTTGACCGTGAAGGGTGTCGGTCTGTCGAAGACCTTCGGCATCGCATCCTTCTCCGCCTTCGCAGCGAGCCGAGCGACCGCTGTGATCGTCTGCGCTATCGCGAAAGGCAGCTGCTTACGTTCAACGTCGGAGAGTCCACGTGCCACGGCGGCAGCGTTCGATACAACGGAGATCGCGAACGGCGCTGACATGGTGAGAACATTCAGGAGACAGAATCAGGCTGCCCACGCGGCAGACCGAAGCCCTACTTCGGGCTCGCTGTCGAAATATGGGATCGCCGGAATCTGGAGCGACTCGCGGCCAACGGGGAACGCTTGCACAGCAATGTCGTTGGTGTCCTCGTCGTACAGGCCAATCACGAGCGCCACGGTGGGCTGCGCAAAGAAGGGCGCGCGCACGATGACGCTTTCGCCGAGGCGCGGGCGCGCGATCTTGGGCGCGGCGCCCTTGGACTTCGGTTTGTTCATCGTGCACCTGAAAGCAAAAAGCCCCGGTCGGTGAGGACTCGGGGCTTTGGGGACACTTATTCACAGTGTCAGATTGGAGCGTATTTTACGGTCGAAAACGGAAGTGTCAAGCTAATCCACGCACCGCCGCGGTTATTCGAACGTGTCGGGGAGGTCATTGTCGGCCTCCATTGCGTTAATCCAGACGACTAGTCGCGCGAAGACCACATTCTCAAGGGCGTCGTACAAATGGTCGCCGCCTCGAAGCTGAAACGGCGAAAAGCTGGGAAGGATAGCCCAAGTGCCGTTCTTCTGAATGCCGAAGCCAATGTTAAGGTCGAAACAACGCGTATCATCGTCACAACTCCCCGCGAAGATTACGCGGAACGTGGCGTTCCCAGCATGGCCGGAATCCAGCTTCTGGAAGCCCTCGATAAATTTGCCGTCTCCATCGAAGTATCCGAGCTTCACCAAGTGAGGATTCTCGATTTTCCTGCGCTTGATAAAACGTTCCCGAAGAACGGTGGCAGCGGTTTCAAAGCGCTGCTGGTGACGATTCTTATCATCGACGGCTTTTCGAACTCGTTCCTCGAGCTCGACGTACGTATCTTGCATGCTGGTCTCTCAATGTGTTGTTAGCTGCGTGCATATTCTATATGGACGCAGCGATTAGAGACCTTAGAGCGTCATATTCCAACATTGCCAATGAATGGCAGCGTCGAAAGCAACTCGTCCGCACGCTTGCGCGCCTTAGATTCAAGCCCGTCGACAGCGCTCGCTACGTCAGGCAGTTCGACCGTCTCATCGTGCAGATGGGCCTCGTCAGCGACATCAGCAGTACCGTCGCCAGCGGCGGCGCGCTTGCGCTTCGACGGCTTTACCTTGGGTTTCGAGCGCCCCTGAAACCACAGCTTGATTATCTGCCAGTGCGCCTCGGCCGTCTTCTCTGACACTTCGCATTTGAGCGCGAGTGCCTTGATCTCCACCTTCATGCCGGCAGCCTTTTCGACCAGTCCGCGGCGCAGTTGGTAATGCACGATGCGGCCGGCGAGCACGCTCATCGCCGTTTGCGTAAGAAGGCTTATCGCCGCCTGATACTCCGGGTTCGGCTCATAGCCGGAGCAGCATGCGCGGCCGCAAGCGCACGGCCACGATCGCGGCGCGAAGCGCGCCACCAGTACCGCCCTGTCGATGTTGGACAGTTCGTCGAGCTCGCGCCGGATCATCCCAGCCTGCGCTGCTCCGTCGTTGCCGCTGAGGCCTTTGCCCGTGCGCGGCGATGGCGACGCCATGCGGTCGACGAGCGAGCGGTCCGCGCGCTGCATCGAATAGTTGAAGGCGAAGATCAGTGCGTCCTGCGGCGTGCGGAATAGTGTTTCTACCGTTTCTGTCATTTGATGGTTTCCTTGTATTGCGCACAGCGCTTCCCGTATTTGCGGCCCTTCCTGCATACCCGTTTCAGCGCGCCCAGCGGATCCTCGCGCAGCACCGCGTGATCGCATCCGACACACCGCTCACCTCGCTTCTGCTCGAGCACGTCGGCCGGATCGCCGAACTCCCACTGCTCGATATCTGCTGTCATTCAGCACGCGCGCCGCCAGTGCCGAATAGCGCCTGCACTGCAGGATCGCGGCGCACCAATCGGCCCTGCCTGACATCGCGCCGATGGTTGTCGCGCGCAATGCGATGGCCAGCGACGTCGGGCCGCTCGCGCTTGAGCCGTTGCCACCATTCCGCATATGTCTGTTTGCGTGGTTTCGGAGCTGGCTTCGGCGCGTCGATGCCAGCGCCAGCCTTGAACACCTCGACGTACTTACCGCCCGTAGACCGCTTCCAGCTGCTCACGTGGATCTGCGCACGGTTTTCCTTGATGAAATTGCTGATCGACTGTGAGCCGACGGCGGCGCGCGCCGCCAGTTCGACGCGAGTGGACGGCCGACGCTTGAGAGCGTTCCAGATCGGCAGCGCAGTGGCGCGCATCACGGTGTCTGAGCCGAATACCCTGCGCACCGGTAGCTGCAGGATGTCGCGGCGCTTACGCAGCGCGGATTCTGTGCGCAACGGAAGCTCTTTGAGGATCTGTTTTGCGGTTTTCCCGTCCTTCCAGCCGCGTGCGAGGATCGCGTCCTCATCCGGGGTCCAGTCGGGCGCCATTGCCGCCAGCCGTCGTCGTTCATTCATCGAGCTCACCCACTGTTTCATCGACGGCGCCGTCGCGTACGAGCGACCACTCGCGGTATCCGCGCCGCCATGTCCGGAATTTCAAAAGCCGCGGCGCATCGCCCTGATCGAGCCATGCATGGCACCAGAAGCACGCAGGCACCGTGTACCTGTCGTCGGCTTTACGCGCGCCGCCCTTCCCGTGCTCGCTCTCATTGCTGTGCGCGGGCACGATCGTCTCTTCCGGATCGCGCTGCGGACACAGCGCCGGCACGCGGAGATAGCAGATCTGGTCGCGGCAGGCGTTGCGCATCTTCGCGTCGTGCCACTCGCGCTTCTTCCGTGTGCGACGTTTGACCTCACCATTGCGGATCCGCTGCTTGCGCGGCGTCAGGCTGCTGAAGGGCGAGTGATGCGGTTTCCGCTTGAATTGGGTGCGCTGCAGCTGTTTCTTGCGTGTCAGCACGGCTCGCCTCGCAGCTGCAGGACGTCATCAAGTCGAACGCGATTCTTGCCCGGCGGGAATTCCGGGAAGGCGGCGCGCTGGTTGAAGTGCATCGGCACCGTGATCTCGACTTCGCCCGTTTCGAGGCGCGGCCATTTCTCCGGCGCCGTGATCCAGCCAGGCAAACGCACGTACGCGGTGTACGTGACGCGTCCGCCACGACGCACCGTCTTGCGGAATCTCCAACCGGGATTGGCATGCATGCGCACGAGCTCGATCACCTCCAGCTCGAGCACGCACGGCGGCCGGTCTCGCTGCGGAACGTCGTACACAGTGAATGCGGCCGGGATGATGAACGTCATGCGCATGCGTGGCTCCGAAATCAGCCTTCCGTCGCGCGAGCAGCGTCGCCGTTGTCGCGGTCCTCGGCGGCGCGTTCTTCTGCGGCCTCACCGACGTCAGCATCGGTCGCGATCGTGGGCACAACGGCCACGCCCGCCGGTGTGAAGTCGACGTAATACTTGTCGCCGACATTGAACTGTCCGAACAGCGCCGGGTTTTGAATCGTGATGTCGAGCGACGCGCACGGCGTCCAACGCGAAAACGTGTTGTCTTCGTCGCCCGTGCCGTCCGGGTTATATGCCGTGTTCGGGCCGACCGCGGCGAAGCGCAGCTGCTCGCTGTTCGTCACGCTGTTACCGCCGGCGTCGGTAGTCACATTCGCGGACACATTCATCACCATCATCTTTGCGCGCATCGTCATTGCTCTGCTCCAAGGTTGAGTTGTCACCAGCTGCGGCTGGTGAGAGCTTCGACTCGCCAGCCGTGTCGACCAGCACGTTGAATAGCGAGAAATCGAAACGGGAATTGCGCGGCCGCGACCTTCGTCTTCGCGCGCGCGTCGTCTGTCCAGCGCCCTTTCACCTCGCGGAACTCGAGTTGACCGGCGGCCGTGATGACAGGGAAATCGATGGTGATGAACGTGTTGTCCGCGAGACGCAGCTTGATCGCCTCGAAGCGGTACCAGAGGATCTCGCCGGCGTGCAGCTGCGGCTTGAGCACCTCGTCCTCGTATGCGGTCTCGGTTTTGTTCTGTTTGCCGCGCATGTCGCGACCGAGCTGCTGCATGCGCTCGACTGGCGTCAGCGTGCCGCTCACCATGCGAGCGAGAGATGCGTCGAGCGGGACGTGATCTGCGGACGCTAAGCGCGCCGCCGCGGCGGAGATCTGGCCGACCACGCGGGCGGTGCCGATCTTGCCGCCCGTGATAGCGCTAGCCGGGAGACGAACGGTGCCCTTGCTCATAGGCCACCATTCCAGATCGACACAACAAGCGCGATCGCCTCTTCGGGCGACGGTGCGGTGAATTGAATCGTCAGCGTCGCGTCGCAATCGCTGCAATCGATGCTCGCCGTCCACGAATCGAACTCGATCTGATCGTCGCGGACCTCGCCGGCCGCGCTGCCGCAAAAGCGACACCGGGCCAGTTTGTGCGTACGCGAGCCGTTTCCGATGAACGACGTGCCGTCGGTGTTGATCTCGGTTTTCATTGCTGCGCTTCCCCGGGCGGGCGCAACGTCAGCGACTGCATTGCGCCGGGATAGTCGTTGAAATCAACGCAGATCTTCGGCGCATGAACGTCGGCGCGGCGGTAATCGATGTTCACGCGACACCATTGATCCAGCGCGTACGCTTCGACGTCTGATTCGGGCGCGACATGCAGCGTGCCGTCGGCGAGGATGGTCGCCTTCATGCCAGCACCTCGTCGGGGACGTCATCACCAAACTTTGACGCGACATAGACGCGCATGGCGGCGACGAGCGGCTCGCTGGCGGTCTCAACATACCGAGCCGTCACGGCGCCGGTTGGCCACACGTCGTAATCCTTCAGAGCGACCCACTCGCCACCGTCGACGTGCAAACCGATCGACTCCCGCTCAATGATCAGGCCACCTTGGTCCCAGTGTTCCGAAGGCGCGAAGTGGAAATTCGGATGCAGTCGCATCTGCGACCAGGTCTTGCCGTCACGCTGCATGCGAAAAATCGCGACATCAGCCACCGGATGGCGCTTGTCTTCTGGCAACGTGCATTCGGCTTTCGCAACCCAGTAATCGAGAAGCGAGCCACTCAGTTCGCTGACTTTCACGCGATCACCTCGTCGAGCTGCTCGTCATGCACGGGAACGCCACTGATCGGCTTCGGCATCGAGTCGGGAATCGGCAGATGCGCAAAGCCCGCGTCGCGCATCGATGCACATGTGCAATTCCATCCAGGCCCGTAGCCTTTGAACGGTGCCGAAGCCGAAAGCACTTCGACGATGGCGCCGTGAATTTCCGGACAGACATCGGAACTGCGCACGATGGCGAGATCGCCGGGTTTCACGTTCATCTTTCACCCCGCTTGGCGGCGCGCCGCCGTTCGTACAGCGTCTTGTTGATCATCGTTCCGCCGAAGTTGTCCTTGGCGTCTATCCCTTCGCCGCAATGCGGGCACGCCGGCACCATCGTGCGGCTACGCCATGCGCGCTCGACGCGCTGCGCGGCGATCAGGTGGAGATCTCGCTGCATGCCCTCGGCGTGGCGCCGCTCGCGTGCACTCAGTTTCGCGAGCGCCTGCTCGTAGTGCTCGAGGAAGAACGTCAGCGTCCAGTAGGCGTTCAGCTGCACGTCGCAGTCGGCGCAGCGCACGATGCAGCCCTCGTCGTCGAGGATCAGGCGCTTGTGCTTGCAGTCGGTCGACGGCCGCGATGCAAATTGGCGCTGACGCTGGATCCGCAGATCTTCGATATCGATGACCTTGCTCAAAACAGCCTCCCGGTGAGCACCGTCCAGATCGAACGCCAGAACGACGTGCGCTCGCGCGGCAGACGCGCTTCCCACAGATCGCCATGCGGACCGCACGGACCGGCGAGGCCGCGCATCATGGCGCACGTGCTCACCCAGCCGTTGATGGGATCAATCGGCGATATCGGATGACGGCACGCCATCGGCAGATTTACCGGCGGATTCAGGCCTGCGTGACGGCATGTCACGCACGTGCGCGGTCGCGCGGGCTGTTCGAACTCAGGACGCATAGTCGTCAACGGGCATGAGTGCGTCGCCGAACGTCCGGCGCGCGAACTGGTAGAGATCGAGGGAGTTGAAACGCGTGGCATCCGCCAGCACGAACTCGGCGGCGCGCCGGTCTTTCGCGGCCTTCACCACGATCACGCGGTAGTAGTGCCAGTCCTCGTCCGGCTTGCACGGACGCACGTTGAGCTCGGCGGCGCGCGCGATCACGCCCTCTTCCGTGAGGTGCCATTCGGCTGGATCGGTGGCAACCGCGCCGCCCTGCGGCGCGTTGTCCGCAGCGAGCAGCTGGTCGACAAACGTCGCGACGAAACCCACGTACGTCGGGCGCCCATCGCTTTCGCGCTTGCGCGCCGCCACGGCCGACTCATGCGCTTTGCGCAGTTGCGCGACCGTCACGCCGTCAGCGACCCACTTGAGCACGTGGACACGATCGCGGCTTCGATCGATCGACAGATCCTTGCCCCTTTCGCGCTCCAGGCCGATCAGCAGATCCGTGAGCTCGCCCTCAGTGTCGGGTTTTATGTTTTTCGAATCAGCAGCAGCGGCAGCAGAGTTATCCACAGCATCGGCGCTCGCGCGCGTTGCTGCTGTAGTCTCTGTAGTAGTCACCCCTACGTTAACCAAATGGACTTCGCCCGCTCCGCGAACGAGGTTTTGCCCGGTTGGCGGCGAAGGATTTTCCCGGTTCGCGGACTCGTCTTTGTCCATTTCGCGAGATGGACTTTCACCACTTCCCGAAGTGGACTTTTCCGATTCCCCGGAATGGACTTTTACCATTTCGGGAAGTGGGCTTTTACCAGTTGGGGGAAGCGGCTTTTTCGACTTCGATGCACGCGCCTTGCGAGGCTTTTTCGCTACCGGTCCGGAAGCGAGCAGACGCTCGAGCGCATCGTCGTCGACGCGGAAATAGATCTTGTGTTCGATGCGCTTTTCGGTCTCGATCAACACGCCCGATTCGCGCAGGGCGGCGCGCGCCGAGCGCTGTTCCTCGTATGACAGGCCTGTCTCGCTCTCCAGTTCGGCAGATGACTTGTGCACGCCGAATTCGCTCGTGGCCTTGTCCTGCCAGTAGAAGATCTGGCAGAACAGCACGGCCGCGTTGACGCCGCCGAGATACTTTGCGAGGAACGGGTAATAGGCGATCGGGCGACCGAGCTCGCGCAATACGTCTGCGGCTCTCATACGACACCTTCCCGGATGTGACGTGGGATGCAGCGCTGCGCGTCGATGCGCTGCTCCCAGAAGCGGTAATAGAGATTGCGGTACCACGTGCTCACGACGGCCGAGGGGATCTTCTCGCGGCCCAGAACGTGCGGTGCACGCGCGATCACGATCTCGTATCCGTCGGGCTGCGTGCTGAAATGGTCGACACGCGCGGGCTTTACATGCCAGATCCCGGCATGGGCGGGAACCCATTCGGGAATGCCGAGCTGCTCGGGAACCACGTACACAAAGCGCGTGATCCAGCCGGGCATGCCGACCCACTTGGGCTTAGAGAGGTCCTTTCGCCAGTCGCCGAGCGAGATCTTCACCTCAAGCTCGGTCGCGTAGTCGGATGAGGAGATCATGATGAAGTCCGCGCGATATTCACCGCGCTTGCCACCGGTGGGCCAGCGAACCGTGGCTTCAGGGATCAGGATGTTGCGGCGATGATCGACGTGCCGGCGGATTGCGGCCTCGACGAGCCCCGCGTTTATCGGCCGAGTTGTGTCGGGGCTATTGCTGCTCATTGCGCGCCGCCACATTCACGCGATAGAAATTCCTGCCGTCGGCGCTGATCTCATCGACAAGGCCCCGGCTCACGAGCGCATCAATATGCGTGCGAACCGCGCTCACGGACATGCCGCACACGAACGACAGCTTGCGCACCGTCACTTCGCATTCGCACGTGCTCTGCAGGCTCAAATGGCACAGGCATAGCAGCACGATCTTCGGCATCGCGCGCAGCTCGATATCCCATGCGAGGTTCGACAGGTGATATGACATAGGTCCGTCAGTGACGTGGTTTCTGCAGCTCACGCAAATGCGCGAGGCCTAATACAGCGAGTGCTTTGTGAAGCTGTTCGTCGCGATGCATCATTGCTTCCAGCTCGACCTGCACTGCACCTTCGTTGTCTCCAGCCCTGGCGCGCGCCGTACGCAACGCCTCGTCGGCCCGCCGTTGGGCGTCACTCTCTGTCACCGCACCGCCTCCATCGCGAAGTACTCCTCGACCAGCCGCAGCGCCATGTCGCGCGCCAGCCATTGCGCGATCGCGCAGTTGCCGAGTTGCTCTTGCACGATCCCGACTTTGTCGGCGGGCAGCTTGCGCCGCTTGCGGCCCTTCTCATCGCGCTCATCCGCGTGGAAGTAGTCAGAGACGTGTTGCTGGATGAGGTCACACGTCGCGGCGAGATACGGCTGCGACATGCCGGGGAAACGACGATGCTTCCAGGCGAGCGCGCAGACCTCGTGATACGTCTTGCAGGCCTCTATCTCGTCGCGGGGCAAAAAGCGAAGCCGCGGCTGCTGTGGCGCCGGCGGCATGTCGGGAGGGACCGCTGCTCGCGGTCGGGATGATGGGCTGTGATAGTCAAATGTCATCGAAACACCTGTTGATACACCTGTTGGCGATTGGCGAAAATTTTTTGCATGGAAACCATGCAAAGCCCCGTAAATTCACGCGCCGCCAGGCAGCGCCATCTCCGGTACAACTCCGTTCGATACGGCCGATGCGAACAGCAGCAGCCACGTCGACGGCAAGATGTTTCTCGTGTGCAGCGACAGTTCTGTGCCGTCGTGCTTTGTGATGGCGATCGTGTCGGTCACCATGTCGTACACACCGCTCCTCAGTCCGTCTTCATCGAAGAGGCAGTGCAAAACCTGCTTGCGGATCGCTGGATAGCGGTGCATCGCGTCGATCACATCGGCGAGTACTTCCTCCAGCTCGCGCGCCGCCATTCATCGGTGCCCGCGAAATTGGTGAGGGTTCACAGCCCGTTTAGAATCGGTGGCTCCCACACGCACCGTTTCCTCACGGAAAGGAACCCTCATGACTTCACCCAACGACGAACAAACGACAGCAGCTCCGAAAGACCCGACGATGCTCGTTGTGATCGCGTTGATTCATGCTCTTCACCAGCACAAGATCCTTCCTGCGCAGGCGGTAGCGGATGTTCTCGATCGACGCGCCGTGAACGCAGCGCTTCGCGGAAGAACTGGAGACGAGCAGACAGTCCGGGACGTCGCCGTGTTGATCCAGAATCTGGCCGATCAGCTCGAGCGGTATTCGCCGTTTGGCCCCACAGATCGAGATCGACCTCTTCCTTGAGCGTCGTGAACCCCTGCGCCGCCAGTACGGTGCGGATCTCTTCGTGGATCGAGTTCAGAAACTCCGGACGCACCACGGTCGGCGCGGGCTCGCCCGGGTATAACCGGGGCACGCGCGCACCGATTTCGAAATTTGGAAGCGGGACCGAGGCGCGATGGAACGCATTGATCTCTCGCGCCCGCTGGTTAAGCATTTCCTTCCAGTCACTGTCGGCAAAGGTCTTCGTGCTTCGAGTCAGCCGGCCGCCGCGACGCGCGAATTTCGATTTGAACGTGCGCATCTCAGACGCCCTCCTCGGTTTGCACGGGCGGCAGCTCATTGACGAGCTGCTCCAGCCCTCTGACGAGCTGGTAGGCCGGCCGCTTCTTTCCGATCTTTCCATTCGCGATGTCGGAGATCGTGGGCTGGCTGCATCCAAGCCGATCGGCGATGGATCGCTGCGTGTGGCCGCCGGCGAGCAGCCTTTGCACCATGGTCTGAAGGTCTGGTTCCATGCGCAGAAATATAGATGTTCCGATATTTCAAGTCAATCGGAAAATCTATGCGCACTTGTATAAGAATCCCGATATGAAATTTGGGGAACGTCTTCGTCAGGCTAGAAAAGCCGCAAAGCTCACGCAGGTTGAGCTCGGGCGCCGAGTCGGTCTTACTCAGGCCGCTATCTCTGACCTCGAGAGCGGCAACACCGCCGGCACTGCTCAACTACTTCCGCTTGCCAAGGCTCTAGGTGTTGCGCCGGAATGGCTGCTGAACACCACAGGTCCGCGAGTGATTGTCACGACGCCGGAAGAAGACCACGCGTCCGTGCGCGAACTACTCGAATTGCTAAGACGCGCGACATCAACGGGAGCGCGGGTCGCATTCGAAGCGGAATCGAAGATCCCGGACATTACGGACGGGATGACGAAACTGCTACAGGCGGTCGTCGACGCTTATGAGGCGGGCCTCACGGACGAGGAGATGCTGCCCATACGCCTAACCCTCGAAGCCCTAACCCGCGTAAAGCGCACCTCTTTGGCCTCTGTTCCCTCAATTGAAGCGGCCGCTGAGAACGCAGAATCGTCGCTCGACCAGAACGTGACCGAGGCGTTGAGAGGCGCTCTACCGAGTCGCGGCGTGGGGCCATCGATAGATGAACAGGCACGACGAGGGCACAAGCGGAAAAGTAGTTGACCTCGCGGCTTTCCGCCGCCGGGGCGCTCAGACGCGCGAACCGTCCCCACCTCCACGCAAGCCTCGCCAGCCCCAGAGCTCGTTACACATCGAGATCCGCGGCGACAACGTCGAATTTCCCACCCCCACTATTCAACGCGTGCACGCGCTCGCCCTCCTGCGGATCGTGCTCGCGGTCTCGGACCATCTCCTAGACGTCCACGCCGGCCGCGCCGGCGGTTAAAAACACCCCTCCCTGCTGCAGTCCGCTTATGGTCGCACACAAATATAGATTTTCCGATTGACACTCAATATCGGAACATCTATATTTCGCTCCATCAGATCGCAACACAGGAGCGAACGATGTCCCAGCAACAGCAAGCCAATCCCACCGCCAGCACGCGGCGCGGCGCTCGCGCTGTGAAATCGGCGTTCCGTTTCGCGCGCAACGTGCTCGCCCTCTTCGGCGTGTTCTTCCTCTACCTGCTCTGGCACGGCTACTCGGCGTACGAGGCCGAAATGTCCGCCAACCAGCAGGACGTCGCGTGCGTGAAGTCCGCGCGCTGCATGTGAGACGGCCATGCGGATCTATCGCTTCAGCGACGACGAAAAAACGCGTGTGCTGATGTCGGTTCTCACCGACGACTTCGGTAACGAACTCGTGATCCGAACGGCTGCGTACGCGACCGTGCCCAACGACCAATATGAAGTCGTGGTCATCGACCGGAACACGTTCCTCGAAGTCACGTGCATGGATTTGAGGGAGGGCGACTGAGATGCGCCCGACCCCGACCCGCCTTCCTGACGATCTGCTAGCGCCGGCATGCCGCACGCTCGGCGTCGAGGGATCGCCCGACGAAGCGCTTCTGAACCCTGCAGTGCGCGCCGCCGTGCAGGCTGCCGTGCGTGCGCAGATCGTCGGTCGTCCGCTGCGCCACACCGGCCGCACGCTGACGCCTCGCGCCGTCGCCCCCATCCAGAGTTCGCTCGGTTTCGACGACAACGTCGTCGACATCAAGCGTCGCGCCGCCAACGACACCGATGAGGAATAGCACCATGCACTCGCTCGGCTATATCGGTCTTGCACTCGCATCGTCCGGCGCGGTCGCGTGGACCGCGTGCGCTCTCTCGAAGCGCTATGACGCCGCATTCGATTTCAACCTGCCCGCCCCCGCGAACGAAGACCGGGCTCTTACGGAGGCGTGGTCGCGGCGCGTTCTCCGCGATGGAATTCCGATGAGCACGCAGCTGCGCGAAGGTCTCCCTGAACTCCCCGCGCGTATGCGCGCCCTGCCGCTGGACGATCGCGGCTACCCCGTCCCGTTCTTCGTCGCGTGGTTCGACGGCAAGCCCGATTTCCGCGTCGCGGATCAGAAGAAGATGGGGATCTGCCACAACCAGCATCGCTGCTGGCTGTGCGGCGAGAAGCTCGGCAAGTACATGGCGTTCGTGATCGGACCGATGTGCGCTGTCAATCGCACGTCGAGCGAGCCGCCGTCGCACGTCGACTGCGCGAAATTCGCGGCCTCGGCATGCCCCTTCCTCGCGCGGCCGAAGGCTGTCCGGCGTGATAGCGGCCTGCCCGAGGAGCGTGTGGATCCTGCAGGCCTCGGCATACCTCGCAACCCGGGCGTCGCGCTCGTGTGGGTGACGCGCGAATACAAGGCGTTCCGTGCCCCGGGAGGCGTGCTCTTCAGGATTGGCGATCCGGAACAAACGATCTGGTATGCGGAAGGCCGCGCCGCGACGCGAGAAGAAGTGATGCATTCGGTGCAGACGGGTCTGCCCAGTCTCTATGACCTCGCGCATCTCCAAGGCGAAGCCGCGGTGATGGAGCTCGATACGGCGGTCGCGCGTGCCACGCGCCACTTCCCGCAGCACGCCGCTGCGCCTCATCTGGGATAAGCCGTGAGCGATACCGTCCATCCGAACATGTTTCCGCGCGTCGCCGATATGGCGATGAATCCGGAAGCGATCGCCGCCGAACAGCAGCCGGTAAATGGTGAGCCGCCGGCGCGCCCGTCGACAGCCTGGGCGAACCCCGTTAGCTCGCTCAAGCACGCTGCGAAACCCGCAGCCGATGAGACGAAAGTCAAAGGCGGTGAGCCGGAAGCGCCGAAAACCGGGACGGTTGCGCCGAAAAGTGAGACGAAGACCCGCGCCGAGCAAGCGATCGCCTGTCTGCGCTTGAAAGGACCGCTGCCGTCGAAAGCGCTGTGCGAATCGATGGGCCTCGATACCGAAGTTGGCATATCGCCATACATAGCCGCGGCGCTGAAACGCGGCGAGATCGTGCGCGATCGCGGCCATTACTTCCTACCCGGTCAGGAGGCCAGTCTCCCTGCGCCGAAAGAACCCCCGCAACCCAAACCGGCAAAGAAAGCCGATGCGCCGCGCGCCATGTCAAGCGAACAGCCGGCGGCCGTCAAGCCCGTCGACGAAGACGTCAAGTCGGACCCGCGCGTCGCGGACTTCACGCTCGGGATCGGAGACGCGGTCCTCACTCATTGGCTCGACGGATCGGTGACGCTGCAACGCGGCGCTGCCGTCCTCGAACTCGCACGCGAACAGACGCGGATGCTGACGATGTTCGTCGCGCTCTGCAAATAGCTTTCTCGGTGGTCTCTCGCTACCCATCCCCGTGTGGCGAGTTTTGGTGGGCGGCTATCACAGCGCCCCGCTTTTTCAGGACTTGAAATGACAACCTCAGAAAAATTCGATCAGTGGGCAATCATCGAACTGTTTGGCCACTCGCGCATCGCCGGTCGCGTCACTGAACAGACGGTGGGAGGCTGTGCCTTCGTGCGCGTCGACGTGCCGGCGTTCGAGGCCACCGGCCACTCCCCCGCCACGCAGGCCTTCACGAAGCTGTTCGGACAGGGCGCGATCTACTCGATGAGCTTTGTCGACGAAGGCGCCGCGAACATGGTCGGCCGCCAGCTGCGCATTCAGCCGATCGACACGTACTCCCTCCGGCAGGCGCTGCAGGATCTGCCCGTCGACACAGGCCGCGACCGTCAATCGTCGTTCCTTGAAGACCAGGCGTCGTAGGCGCTGCGAGCCGGTGCCGACGCCGTGGCAGATCCTCGCCTCACTCCACGACCGAAGCCTCGATTTGCGCGAAGCGCATCGACTCATCCGCGCGCATCTGCGCGCCGCCCAGCGTCGGCGAATGACGCGAACCGAAAAGGGATCACGATCATGAAATCGATCTTCATCTTCGACGACTCGCGCGCAACCGAGCTTCGGCGCATCTTCGTCGCCCTCGGCGAAGACGGCCTGATCGTCAAGCCGGTCGTGTTCGACGAGCACACCGCGCCGCATTTCCTCTACGCGATGGGCGTCGAGCACACGTTCGCCGCGCGCGAAGAGGCTTTCATTGCCGAGGCAGTGGACTTCACACGCAAGACGATGCTGCGTCGCTATGACGAGATCTACGGCGCCGGCAACTGGATACCGCTGTGGCTCGCCGATCCCCGCTCCGTCGCCGAGTGGCGCAATGCCATGTCGATCGCGCGTCAGCTCGCCACCACGCCGAGCACGCCCACCGCGTTCAGCGACCGTGCCCTGCAGGGAATCCTGCGCGATGTAATGGGCCCGGCAAGCGCTCCGCGCGGCGTCACGAAACACTAAGGAGGAAAGATCCGTGCAGACCACTGAACAGGCTTCCGTCGACATCCTGCCGCTCGGTTCGATCCGGCCGTCGCCCACCAACCCGCGCAAGCGTTTTCCGCAAGCCCAGCAGGATGAGCTGATCGCGAGCGTACGCAAGCATGGCGTGCTGCAGCCGATGCTCGTGCGCCCGTGGCCGGATGAGCCGGGGATCTTCGAACTCATCGCCGGCGAACGCCGTTACCGCGCCGCCACCGCTGCCGGTCTGGTCGATGCGCCAGTGCTCGTGCGCGATCTGACGGATGACGAGGTGCTGCACATCCAGATCGTGGAGAACCTGCAGCGCAAGGATCTGCATCCGCTCGAAGAGGCCGATGGCTACAAGGTGCTGTCGGATCGTGGCCACACGCTCGAGCAGATCGCCGACGAGGTCAGCCAGACGAAGACGTATGTAGCGCAGCGCCTGAAGCTGTGCGCGCTCAACACGTCGACGCGAAAGCTGTTCTTCGACGAGAAGCTCAACGCGAAGACCGCACTGATCATCGCGCGCATGCCGACGGATCTGCAGGACAAGGTCGCGAAGGACGTCACGACACCGCGTTGGACCGGCGAGCCCATGTCGCTCCGGGAAGCGTCGGACCATGTGCAGAACAACTATATGCTGCGGCTCGACGAAGCGCCGTTCAAGACGTCGGATGCGCAGCTCGTGCCGGCGGCCGGCGCGTGCGGTCCGTGCCCGAAACGAACGGGCAACCAGTCCGATCTGTTCGGCGACGTGAAGAGTAAAGAGGTCTGCACGGATCCGGCGTGCTACGCGAAGAAGCGCGACGCGGCGGCCGCGCAGAAGCGCGCCGAGGCAGAGGCCTCCGGACGGAAGGTGATTTCGGGCAAGGACGCGAAGGCCACGCAGCCCCACGAATATGGCTCGCTGGTCGGCGGCTGGGTCAAGCTCGACGAGCGCTGCTATGACGATCCGAAGCAACGCACCTACCGCCAGATCATCGGCGCCAAAGGCGTGAAGTCGGCCGCCCTGCTCCAGAGCCCGCACGGCGGCGAAATGCTCGAAGTCATGCAGAAAGCGGACCTCAAGAAAGCGCTCGCGGATAAGGGCATCGAGGCGCGTAGCACCGGTTCATCAAATCCGTCGCAGTCCGCCGATAACGCGAAGAAGAAGATTGCCGACGCATATCGCGGTGAACTGTTCCGCCAGATCCGCGCGAAGCACGTCGAGACGGGCCTCGATGACTTCGATCTGAAGATCGTTGCCGTCACGTTCTACCGTCGCCTGTGGAACGAAAACCAGAAGCGCATCTGCAAGCTGTACGACTGGGGCAACAAGGCGATCTCCGATTCCGATTTCGCGAAGAAGGTCGACGCTTTCTATGAGGACGACGATTCCGTATCACTGGCGCGACTGGTGATGGACCTCGCGCTGATCGGCGAATCGGTCGCCGAATCCTATGCGGTCAATGCGAAGCCCGAGCTGCTCGAGGCGACGGCGCGCGTGCGCCGCATCGACCCGGGCGTCGTGCGCAAGCAGATCGAAGGCGACATGAAGCCGAAGCGGCCGACGCCTACGCCCGCGAAGAAAACGCCCGCCAGCGCGCCGAAGCCGCCCGCAAAGGCCGCCGCGAAAAAGACTCCGGCCGCGAAGAAGGTGCCCGCGGCGAAGAAGGTTGCCGCGAAGCCTGCCGCGAAGAAAGCTGTCGCGGCCGACAAGCCACCCGCGCGGTTCGATATCAACAGTGATGCGGCCAAAGCCGCGTGGCCCTTCCCGTCGGGTTCGCGTCCATGAATGAACAGCTGATCGCATTGGCGCGCGCCGCCGGCCTGACGGTAACGCTCGACGGCGTGATCGGCAACCAGCATTACGCGAGCGTCACGGGAACGCTCGACGCGCTGCGTCGCTTCGGCGACGCCTATCGCGCGGCACACGAAGAAGATCTGAAGGACCGGGCGCGGCCGGACCACCGCGCAATCAACCTTTGAGGAAGACCATGAAGAAGCGCATCACCCTTGCAGTTGCAGCAGCTCTCGCCCTCGCCGCCGCACCCGCTGCTTTCGCCGGCGGCAACGGTAACGGAAACGGTAATGGCAACAACGCCAATTCGAGCACCTTCGCGTTCAGCGGCGGTTTCGGTTCGTCGTCGAGCACCTCCGGCGGCTCGCAGGCCTCGGCCGGTCAGAACGGCAACGGCTATTCCTCGCAGTGGAGCAATTCGGCAGGCGGCGGCTACGCGATCGGCGGTACCGCGATCGGCGCCGGTGTCGGTGGCTATGGATTCGGTGGCGTCAGTGGCGGTCTGTCGGCATCGGGCAGCTATACCGGCAGCACGTCGAACGCGAACGCTGGCGGCTACACGTCGGGCGACGGCTACGGTTCGAGCAAATCGGGCGTGGGCACCGACGTGAGCGCGTACGGCTATACGAATCTCGCAGGCAGCTACTCGTACGGCCATTAACGAAGAAGGCCTTCGATACCGGAAATATCGAAGGCCTGAGCAACCACACCTCTGGGGGTGACCACGATGAACACGAAATCCACCGTCGCGCTGTTGATTCTAGCACTCGGTTTTACTAGCCACGCATTTGCTCAAACGTCCACCACGGCGACGGCCACGCAGCAGTCTGCAGCCACGTCCACCGCTCAAGGCACTATCCAGTTCTCTCAGACGCCGGAACATACGACGGAGACCGTCCGGAACGTTAGTGCGCCGGTGCTGGGTGCCTATGCCTCTTCTTTCTCCCAGATGAACTGCGGCCAGACCGTCCAGTTCGGTGGCGCGATTGCTGGTGTCTCGCTCGTCGGCGGCGCTTCGCACAGCCTGCAGGACTGCAAGCTCGAAGTCGCGGCCGCGGAGACCGTGCGCCAGTCGACCGTCACCGAAGACGCCAGCGTGAAGGCGAACCTGCAGAAGGCCGCTGTGCTCATCCGATGCCAGGTGAGCAAAGAGATTTACGACGCGTATCGCGCCGCCGGGTTCGACTGCTCACTGAAACCTGCCGAGCTGCAGTCGCGCACCGACACGCAGCCCGCGAACTATCGCATCGCAGGCGAGTAATGCGAAACGAAGCCGCGCGCCGCCGAACGCAGTTCCTCGAACGCGCGCGCACATATGCAACGTCGCACCGACCTACCGACATCGCAGCGCACGACCTGTGCAGCGCGTTCGTCGAGATGCTCGCGTGCGATCGCGGCGAAGCCGTAACGCTGACCATCGGAAAAGTGGTCATCGCACGCAACGCCCTGCAGCAGCGTAGTACGGCGCGCTAACCCTCGGAGCGCGGCGTGGTTTGGACCGGGCCGACTAAGCCCGGTCCCTTTTTAAGGAATCGAAATGATCACGATGACGCTCGCTGAGTTCCACGCAGCCATCAAAGCACAGAACGTGACATCGCACGAAGACATCGCGTTTGTGTGCCCGATGTGCAAAACAGTCCAGTCGGCCCGCGATCTGATGAAGGTCGGCGCCGGCGCCGACTTCGACAAGGTCGAAAAATATCTGGGTTTCGCATGCTTTGGCCGTTGGATCGATGCAGGGTCGCCCCGCAATGAGTCTGACGGTAAGCCCTGCAACTGGAGTCTCGGCGGCTTGTTCCGGACGCACAAATTGGAAGTCGTGACTCCCGATGGCGAACACCATCCGCGATTCGAGCTCGCGACCGCCGAACAAGCGGCCGCACACGCCCTCACACATGCTGCACCGGAGACGAACTGATGAGCGCCGAAACGCACAAGGTCCATATGAAGATGGCGAAGGCCTCGGAGACCGACATCACGCAGACGTTGAATCTGTGCGGCGTGCTCGAGGCGATATCGAAGGGTTACTACCCTTCGGGGGGCGATGAAGACGATCCGACGTTCTTCGATGAGGACGACAAGGACCATCTACGCGCCTTTTACGACCGTTAAGGATTGCCTCGACGCAGCCCCCGGCGGCGTATTCCGCGTGGCATTCGGCTTCACCACACTCATGTCTAACGACGTCGTCGATCCTGACCTCGACCACCTCGAGCTACATCCGCGCATCAAAGCTGCGCTCGATGCAGCTGAATCGCCGCAGCTAATTTATCCGGCGGACATCACGCCCGATTTGCATCGTGTGCTTTCCCTGATGTGCTTTCAGCTCGCATCGTTCGCTCACATCTTCCGCGCCGCCGGCGCCGAAATCAAAACTCGAGCGGAGGATGAACAGGCGTATTGCCTGCACTGGCTGATCAAACTCGTTTTGACTCACGGCGAAGGCTGGTCGGAACAGGCCCAGCTCGAAATCGCCGCGATCCGTGCAAAACTCCAGGAGTCGAAATAATGCCTCGCAATCCCATCCTCATCGGTCAGGCCGTCGAGATCGATCTGCTGCAGCCGCAAGTCCGCGCGATGCTGAACAACGAAGGCTTCTATATCGGCGGCGATACGAAGCAAGAGCGGCTGATGGTTGCGCTCGTCTCACAGGGCGGCCGCGTGTTCTGTCTGAAGGTCGACACCGAGCTCGAGCCGTCGCGCTTTATGCCGAGCCTGACGCTGCATGGCCCTTATGGTCCGCGGCCGCCGGCTGTCATCGACGAACTCGTCGAGTTGCTCTCGAAGGCGCACGCCGCGATCGACGGCCTCTTCGCGCAGCTCATCACCAAGGAGCCGGACTTCTGCCCGTCGCAGAGCGAATACTGGGCAGACATGGTTGCGATCAACGAAGCGGTCAAACATGCTCGAGGCGAATCGTGATCCGAAACCGTGATCTCTTCGAGCGACTCGTGCGTCAAGTCCTCTCCGCGGATCACCACGACGAAGCGCTTGAGATGGAAGCCGATTGCTATGCGGAATCCGGCACCCAACTCGCATGGGAGGTGTTTCAAGCGGTGCTGAAGTTACCCACAGAAACGGTGGATAACCCTGGGGAAACTCCACGCGCCGCCGTGCCCCTTCCGCGCCTCGATGACGAGCTGGCAACGCTCCGTCACGAAATCGAAGGCGGTGTGAAGCGCGACAGCATGCAGGCGCTGCGGCTGTGCGAACAGGTGGAAGTCATCGGTGAGCGGTTCAAACGCGAACTGGCAGACGGCGCCGCAGCTGCGCCGTGCGTCGATGCGCAGGACGCGCTTCGCGAGCGAATCAAGTATCTCGAAAAGCGGTTGGACGACTACCAATCCGCCCGCGCATCCGACGCGGCGGCAGGCGAGCAGAAGCCCGTCGCCACGGTCGCGATCTCGAAGCCGGGAGACGCGCTGTTTGCGGCGTCATTCATGCACCTGACCGACCACGGACGCGCGACGCTCGGCCGTGGCAAGCACGATCTCTACACCCGCAGCGAGCCGAGAGCGCTGACGGATGCCGCGCGCGACGTACTGGCCGAACGGCAGCGGCAGGTCAGCGCTGAAGGCTGGACGCCTGAGCATGACGATGAGCACGACAGCGAAGAAATGGCTATCGCTGCGGCGTGCTACGCGGAAAGTGCCGGCGGGTTCCACCATCCTGCCGCCGGCGTACCGAGCACATGGCCCTGGACAAACGGTTGGTGGAAGCCCACGACGCCGCGTCGTGATCTCGTGAAAGCTGGTGCGCTGATCCTCGCGGAAATCGAACGCCTTGATCGCGCCCTTCTGCGCGAATCGGAGGCACAGTGAACACCATCACCGTCGGGGCACTGATCGGCGCCGTATACATGCTCTTCGCGCTCGCTATCGGCATGTCGGTCGGCAAGCTGCTGAAGGCACGACGTGAATCGACTGATTCGCTTCAACCGGTCGCGCCGACGCCAAGATCACCATGCTCATCGTCTTCGTCGATCTCGTTCGGATCTTCGCCCATCAGACGCATCACGTCCTTCAGGAACTCGACGCTCACTTCTTCATGCTCGTCCGATCCCTGCACGCAGTCTTCGGGATTGCGCAGCCCTCGGGCCTTTCGGATGGTTCGTACGGTGTTTTCCATGGAGCGCGCAAGGCTCCACATCGGATCGTTCGGATCAAGGCTGATGTTTTCCATGCATCGGTTGTCGGCAGTCGCTGCAAAGTTCTTGAGGCCTTTATGAGCGAAAACAGCAAAATCGAATGGACCGACCACACGTTCAATCCGTGGGAAGGCTGCCAGAAGGTCGGACCGGGCTGCGACCACTGCTATGCCGAGGCGCGCAATGCCCGTTTCGGCGGCGGCACGGCAGTCAACTGGGGACCGAGCGCGCCGCGGCGCCGCACATCCGCCGCGAATTGGCGTAAGCCGCTGCACTGGAACGCGATGCACGGGAATTTCCTCTATCAGCACGGTCGGCGCCAGCGTGTGTTCTGCGCATCGCTCGCGGATGTGTTCGATAACGCCGTCGATCCGGCATGGCGCGCAGATCTCTTCGCGTTGATCAAGCAGACACCGAACCTCGATTGGCTACTACTGACCAAGCGCATCGGCAACGTCCCCGCCATGCTGGCCGAGATTGGCATTGAGGGTCTGCCGTGGAATGTGTGGCTCGGCGCGACGATCGTGAATCAGGCCGAAGCCGATCGCGACATCCCGAAGTTGCTCGACGTGCCCGCGCGAGTTCGCTTCCTGTCCATGGAGCCGCTTCTCGGGCCCGTCGACATCCGTCCTTACATGTGGCCCGTATGCGGATGGTGGAAAGGTCCGCACAACAGCTATCGCGAAGCGAAAGCGGCAGGTGCCGAGTGCGGATTGAAGCGGCAGGCATTGGTATCAGCGCATGCGCGCTTCGTCGACTGGGTGATCGTCGGCGGCGAAAGCGGGCACGGCGCGCGTCCGATGAATCCGTGGTGGGCTCGCTCTCTGCGGGACCAGTGCGAAGCCGCTGGCACGAAGTTCCTGTTCAAGCAATGGGGCGAATGGACGGAGCAGACGCCGGAGCAGCAGAAGCAGTTGCCCGGGTCGGTGATTATGAAGCACGTATCAGCATGGCCGGACGGAACCCTCGGGCACGGCGACTTCCGGGAGAACGGCGGCTATGGGCGCCCCGTCTTCCCGGTCGGCAAGAAAGCCGCTGGTCGGTTGCTCGACGGCCGCACACACGACGAATTCCCGCGAGGTGCCGCATGAAAGCCCTGTCTATCCGCCAACCGTGGGCCTGGCTGATCGTGCGCCCGGATCTCGTCGGTGCCGCACGCGCCGCCGCGATCGCCTCGGGCGAGATCAAGGACATCGAGAACCGCAGTTGGCCGACGAAGTTTCGCGGCCGCGTGCTCGTGCATGCGTCGAAAAGCATGACGCGCGCCGAATACGAAGACGCAAAGGATCCGCTCTGGTCGCGTGGCGGCCCGACGATCGAGCTGCCGCAGATGGATCAGCTGCAACGTGGCGGCATCATCGGCGCCGTCACGATCGACGCATGTGTCGACCCGATCGACAGGATCTCGATGTGGCACGTCGAGGGCTGCTATGGGTTTCATCTCGTCGACGCGCGGCCGACCCCGTTCGTCGAGTGCAAAGGGGCACTTCAGTTCTTCGACGTGCCTGTCGACGTCGCGACGCAGCTGCGGCAGATGCACGAGCTGGGAGCCATCGCATGACGACCCAGACCAGAAGTGTTGCGGAGGCGCTCCCTGCCGAAATCGATCGAGTGACCACTGTCCTCGGCCACTACATTGAGATCGGTCCGGCCGGGGCATTCGGAGCGATGTTTATCCGCGCGTCGCTGAAGCGTGCGACTGAAGCGCTCGCGAGCGGCGATGTCATTCTGATGATTCAGGCGCTCGAAGATCTGAAGGAATACCGCGAATGAGCGACTATCTCACCTCCAAAGAACTGGCCGAGCTCGTCGATTGCAAGCCGAACCAGCGCGCCGCCATGACGAAGTGGCTCGATCAGAACCACTGGCGTTATGTGGTCGATCGCAATGGCCTGCCGAAGGTCGCGCGCGCCTACCATGACAGGAAGCTCGGCATCACAACCGACAACAAGACATCACGATACGATGCATCGCCAAACCTCCAAGCGTTCAGCTGAGAAACGCGCAGCAACCAACGAAACGACGGGCGTCGACCGACTCTATAAGCGCATCGGCGCCCGCCGTATCTCCTACTGGTACAAGTTCCCCGACGGTCGCAGCCAGACATTGGCCACGGCGCCGCTCGGCGACCGCCATCAGATCGCAGTCGCCGAGCGCACCGCGAAGCGTCAGGCGCTCGACATTCAGGCCGGCCAGATCATCTCCGGATCGGTGGCCGAGATGATCGAGCGCTTCCGCGACGAGGTCGACGTCATGCACTACCGCGACCAGTCGAAGGAAGGCAAGCAGGTCCGCAAAGGCCAATACGAACGCCTCATCCGCTTCTTCGGCCGCATGGCGCCATTGAGCCTCGAGACGATCCACGGCTATCAGTATCTCGATCACCGCGCGAAGACCGGCGCACCGATCGGCGCCAACAAGGACATGGCGCTGATGACCACCATCTGCAATTACGCGATCCGTTGGGGGCTTATCAAGGCGAACCCATTCGTCGGGATGATGCAGAACAAGGGCGAAGCGGACGTGCGTGTTGTCGAGCGTGGCCAGGTCGTGCGCTTCTACCTGTGGTCACTCAAACAGGAACAGTCCTATCGCACGATGGGGCTGGCAGCCATGTTCTGTTACCTCACGGGTTTCCGCGCCGCCGAGATCCGGCCGTTCCACATGTCCGGTCTCCTCGATGTGGGCGTGCGCGTCATCAACGCGAAGCGCAAGAAAGGCGAGAAAGAGATCAGCAAGCTGCGCGAGTGGTCGACGCGTCTGCGCGTCGTCGTCGAACGCGCAAAGCGCGATCGCAAGGTGCAGAGCCTCTTCCTGTTTCCCAACCGGACTGGCCAGCCGTATTCGAAGAGCGGCTGGTCGTCGGTCTGGCAGGACGCGATGTACACGTACATCGGCGCGTTCGATAAGGACATCGCGACGGAGTTCGAGGCGAAGAAGATGCGCGAGGCCGCGCAGCGCATCGCCAATCGAATCAACCGGCCGATTCGCGGTGGCATGGAGCTCATGCTCACGGACCACGCGGAGTACTTCGCCCTGTCCGATATCCGCCCCACGGCGATCACCGCGAAGCTCTCGAATCGCGACGATGATGCATACGATTTCGCCGCGCACGCGAACCCGAGTACGACGCATCGTCACTACGACAGACGGAAGGTAAAAGTGGCCAAGGCGACCGAATAGGTCAACTATGAGCGCGAGACGCGCTCAGGCGCGATGTCAATGCCAGCTCACCGAAACGTGGCTCTCGATCATCTTGTAGATCGTCAGGCCCCCGCTTGCCAGCGCTGCCGTTACCACCACGATTGCGGTGGCCCATCGGATGGTCGTTTCAAGCTTTGAGACCTTGGCCTCCAGCTTCTCCATCGACTTTTGGATCGGCGCTGTCTTTGCATCGACCGATGCGGAGACGCCAGTAAGCTTCTCGTCGAGGCGGCCATACTTCTCGGCGAGATCCTTGAGGTGGCCATCGATGTCGTTGAGCTTTCCCCAGACGAACTCGGTGAAGTCGGCTTTGCCTGTACCAATGCCCGCGTCCGGAGTTGCGACCGAGCCCGCGGCCGGCGCAGCTGCGTCGTCCGCGGCGCGAGCAGCGGCAGCACTAGTTCTTCTCGTCGCCATAGTTATTCGGTTTGGGCTTTGATCCATTCCCACAGCGAACTCGGCGCTCGCCCTCCGTATGAACCGAGCGTCAACACGAGCCCGGTGCCGACGTGAGGATCGTCCCGAATCCCCAGCTTGCTTGCGAGCTCGCCGGCCGGACCATCCGTGTAGACCACCCACTTGTCCGGTGCCAGCTCGTATCTGCGCTCCTTCTCGGCCACAACGGTCTCGACCTTTTCTTTAACCGCCGCCGCATTCGTAAGAGCTGTCACAAAAAAAAGCTGCTTGGCCATATGTCTCTGCAATGTGGTTCGACGGAGCGTGCACGAACTATAGCATTCGCTTTCGTTGCGAAAGTTAAAGGTGAGCAGGCCGTGGGTGCATCACTAACGACACAGCTCAATTTGACCGTGCAAGCGCCATACCGCTGATTAACGGCACGAAAATCGAAACCATTAGGCGAAAAAAAACCCGCTAGCTATGTGCGGGCTTCATTCCGAAATTCTAGTTTTCGTTCCGAATTTCGCTATGTGCAATCTTCGCGAACGCGCAACTACTTGATACTGCTGAATTCTCTGGGGTGGCTGATGGGACTCGAACCCACGACGACAGGAATCACAATCCTGGACTCTACCAACTGAGCTACAGCCACCACTGCCCTACACCTTCGCCGCTTGCCGCTGAACGCTGCTCAACAACGAAGAAGCGAGATTATACAAACACGAATCGTATTTGCAAAGCCCTTTATTCAAACATTTCGCTTGGCTCGCGCAAATGCTGTCGCGCCTCGTCGAAAATCGCAAGATCGCGCGCCGCCAGCTTCTTGCTGTCCGATAACACGCGCCGCCATCCACGCGAACCCGCGACACCGCGATACAGCCCCAGCGCGTGACGCACGATCGCGCCGAGATACGTGCCGCGCGCAAGCTCGGCGCGGCAGTACTCGATCAGATTCGCTTCCGCTTCCTCGCGTGTCGGCGCAGGTTGCGTCGAGCCGTAGAAACGCGCATCGACGTCCGCGAGCACATACGGGTTGTGATATGCCTCGCGCCCGAGCATCACGCCATCGACGTGCTGTAGATGCGCGTCGACTTCGTCGAGCGTCTTGATGCCGCCGTTGATGATGATCTCGAGTTGCGGAAAGTCCCGCTTCAACCGATATGCGTAGTCATATTTGAGCGGCGGAATCTCACGATTCTCTTTCGGGCTCAGCCCTTTGAGGATCGCGTTGCGCGCATGCACGATGAACACGTCACAGCCGGCCTCGGCGATCATGCCGACGAAGTCGCGCACGAACGCATAATCCTCCACAGCATCGACGCCGATCCGGTGCTTCACCGTCACGGGCACCGACACCACATCGCGCATCGCTTTCACGCAATCGGCGACGAGTTGCGGCTCGTTCATCAGACACGCGCCGAATGCGCCGCGCTGCACGCGCTCAGACGGACAGCCGCAATTCAGATTGATCTCGTCGTAACCCCATTGCTCGCCGAGCTTCGCCGCGCGCGCCAGATCGTCAGGCTCGCTGCCGCCGAGCTGCAACGCGACGGGCGCCTCGTCTGCCGTGAACGCCAGATGGCGCTCGACGTCGCCGTGAATCAGCGCCCCCGTCGTCACCATCTCCGTATACAGCCAGGTGTTCCGCGACAGCGTGCGGTGAAACGAGCGGCAGTGGCGATCGGTCCAGTCCATCATGGGGGCAACGGCTACCGTTCTACACCCTGATTTTGCAGCAGTTTTCATATAAATCAATCGGTTATGTTTCGCGCTTGCGGTAGCTTTACTTACCATTTAGACTACCTATTCGGTAGCGGTTACTTCGGCACTGTTACTCCAGTGATACTCGTCACAGAGAGAGACCTATGGCAACGATCGTAAAAACAGAAACCGGGCGCTGGCGCGCTCAAATCAGAATTAAGGGATTTCCGTCTGTCGCTCAGACCTTCGACAAAAAGGGACAGGCTCAAACTTGGGCGGATCAGACCGAAGCCAAGATGAGAAACGGCGGATTTTCTGACGCGCGCGAACTCGCGAATTTTACCATTACGTCGATTGTCGACCGTTACATCAAGGACATCGGCGAAATCAAACCGTTCGGACGCTCGAAGATGGGCGCGCTCTCGATGCTCAAGCGCCATATGGGGAGCGTGACGCTCGCCTCGCTCAACGACGACGCGATCGTCGCCTATGCGAAAAGACGCGCCGCGATGGGCGCGGGAGGCGTGACGATCGGGCTTGAACTAACCTACCTAGGCGGCGTCCTGCGGATCGCAAGGTCCGTCTGGAAGCTCCCGTATCACGCGCGCCCGATCGATGACGCGCGTCCGTCGCTGAAGCTGCTACGGCTTCACACCAAATCGAAAGAGCGGGACCGTCGACCGACACAGGACGAAATCGCCTCGATCTGTAACTTCTTCGCGTCGAAGGCCCGACAGAAAATCCCGATGCCTGACATCATTCAGTTTGCGATTGCAACGACCATGCGCGCGTCCGAGATTACGTCTCTGCGATGGGATGACATCAACCATGCGGACCGGACGATCATGATCCGAGACCGGAAGCATCCGGAAGAGAAAATCGGGAACAATCAGATTGTTCCGCTCCTCGGCGAAGCGTATGACATCGTCATGCGACAACGACAGCGCGGTGACTTCATTTTCCCTTTCAAGCATCACACCTTTTCCTCGCTCTTTCCGCGCGCATGCAATGAACTGAAAATCGACGACTTGCGCTTCCACGACCTGAGACACGAAGGCGTCTCCCGGCTTTTCGAACAAGGCTACCGGATCGAACAAGTCGCCCTTGTGAGCGGGCATCGAGACTGGAAGATGCTTCGCCGCTATACACAGGTTCGCGCGAGAGACCTCCATCGAGACCCAGTCGGCGCCCAAACGGACCAAGAATGAGAAAAAGCGCCCGCCGATCCCGAAGGACCGAGCGGGCGCTAGGCTACTGGCACGACTGGACGGCGGCTTCGAGCTTTGTCTCGTACCCCCAGCGCTGCTCGCGGTCAGCGAGCAACGTCTTTACCTGAGTGTAAATGTCGGCGCCGACCGCGAGCGCGTCAAACGCGAAAGCCGGTTTCTCGACCTTCTCGACTTTGCACGGCACCGGGACGGCCTTGTCGACCTGAGTCACGACCGGAGCGGGCGCGTAGGTATGCGGCGCCGTCTGACACGCCGACAGCATGAGCGCGACGGCAATCGCCGCGAGCGTCTTCTTCATTTCCGATCCTCCCTGATTTGCGCATCGATGAGCGCCGACGCCGCGGCGCACACATCGGAGCCCGCCTCGGGCTTACTGGCGAGTAAAACTGCGGCGCGGCTCTGATGAGCGATGTTTTGCTTCTCTGCGGCGGCGACCGCGGCGGCGGCTTCTGCGGCCCGCGAGGCCGCTTCCTTCTGGAGCGCGAGGATCGAGGCATTCTGAAGCTCGGCGGCGCCCTTCAGCGTGCCGAACGCGGCCTGATCGTCGGCGATCGCCTGATTCGCCTTACCGATCTGCTGATTGAGGCCTGCAATGATCGGCGCATAGTGACGCGACGCGCCATACGCGCCGAGCCCGACGAGAGCCGCAACGATCGCTAGAATCGCTGCGATCTTTGCGATGAGTGAGACCTGGGTCATATCCCTTCCTTATTTGCCGATCTTCGCCGACAGCCCGAGGCCACCAAGCAAACCAGCGGCGCCGATTCCGTATGCCTGAAAATCGAACGGCTTCCCCGATACGACGCTAAACACTTCGAGCCCTAGACCAACGACGATCACGACCGCCGACCACGCGTAGGCGGGTTCAATCGTCGTGTTGTCGTCGCCCGTTACCAATTGCATGAGTTTTCCGAGCATGTCCGCTCCTTAATGAATGGTCGGCGCTTCGTCGGGCGAAAAGACGAAGTCCGCGCGTTTGTTGACCTGCATTTGCCACAGCGGGAACGGAAGCATATGGATGCCGTGATCCTTGCCTCGATGGTGTTTCGCGCACAACACCATCATGTTGTATTCGCTGTCGATGAAGTCCGTCGGCTCCCGGTAGCCCGCCCAGTCGAAGGCCGGATGAAGGCGGCGCATCTTGTCCCAGTCGATCCCGTTCGCGTCGGCCCATTCGGCGTGAAAGTGATGAACCTCGCGGCTCTCCTTCGTCTCGCACGCGAAACACGGCGTATCGAGGTCATGGATCAGGCGATGTTTCGTGCGCCGGAAGAGCGCGGACTCCGTTCGCGGCGGATGATCCGGATAGAAGCGATCGATAACGATCGTCTCCCGTTGTTCGTGTTCGTGTGCGATCTGCATAGGAAGAAGCCACCGATCGGCGGCGAAGAATTTAGGAGAGCCCGAGCGCCTTCCGAGCGACGTCGTAACGCTTGTCGCGGTCAGGCTTGCCCGCCATTGCGGGATTGATGCGACGCGTCACGGCGTCAAAGTTGCCAGCGTCCGCAAGCGTATTCAGCCCGTGATTGATCCAGTAGAAGCCCGCGGCGAGCGCCGCCGTCTGAGGATCGTCTCGAAGAAGGTCCGGATTCTTGACGAGGTCGACGCCGATGTCGTCGCCCGCCTCCTTGAAATTTGCCTTGAACGTCGTCTGAATCAGACCCGAACCACGAAACGACCAACCATCCCCGCTTTCCGTTGGCCCGTTGCCATACTTGTTCGCGTAGACGATCGAGGCGATCTGCTTCTGTCGATCGAGCGGGATCGCCTTCTCGCCTGGCTGACGCCCATACTTACTAGCGAGCGCGAACGGCATCGCGCGCGGGAAAGTCGCCATCAGGGCCGGAATCGCGTAGTTGAACGATTCCGCCGTCGCCGACAACGATGTCGACTCATGCCCAATCTGAGCAAGGAAGGCCGCGAGTCGTTGCGGCGTATTGATGCTATAGCGATCGCATGCGTCGCGGAGCGGGACGGCATACTTCGCCGCGTCCGCTTTGCTCGCCCCGCATGCGGTCAGCAGAGAGGCGCTTACGATCATGTCTTGTCCGCCTTTTTATCGAGCTTGTCGTCGATCTTGTCGAGTTTTTGGAAGATCGCTTCAACTGCGCGATTGAAGTTGCCAATCGCTGTTTCGAGTGTGTGACTCGTTACATAGGTGCGCGCCGCGAAGAGTTCGAACGCGCTTTGCGAGTCCTTAATCTGCGAAATTGCGTCGCCGTGCTGCTGAATCGCCTTGTCGCGCTGGCCTTCAGAGCGACGCCACAAATACGCGAAGACGGCGCCGAGCGCACTGAACAGCGCGCACCCGACTTCGGCTATAGCCGTTGTATCCATCCGGAATCCCATAAAAAAAGCCGCCCGAAGGCGGCTGCAAACGAAGCCGCTCAAAAGCGGCGTACATGCGGTAGGGAAACCCTTACCAACTGTGTATGATGTGAGCTTTGACGCTTACAATAAATTTCGAGGGAACGCCCATGAAACAGGAGCGGAACGGGCCGATGAATCCGATGAGCGGGATTGGAGTCGCGAAAGACCCAATTATTAGGAGGCCGATCACCGTCGGCGAGAAGTCGTATCAAATCGCTGGCGATAACGGCTACCTTACAGCGATGGGCGAACACTTCGAACCGACTACCATCAGGACATTGCGCGCCTTGTGCGACGACGGCGCACACGCAATAGATGTCGGCGCAAACATCGGATTGACCGCACTTGGACTTTCACAATATTGCGACAAGGTCGCGGCAGTCGAGCCAGTCCCGCGGACATTCGATTACCTTCGCCGGAATACTGAGGCAACGCCGAACATTTCGATTTTCAAGCATGCACTCGGAAATTCGGAAGGCATCGTCAGGATGCAAGGCTATAACGACTTTTTAGCCGGATCGTTCATTGCTGACACATATCAGGTCAACAACGATAATCACTTCCTCGAAGCCGTTCCAATCAAGCGCCTGGACGACTGCTTTGCCTCGACAGGGCTAGGAAGGCTCGACCTGATGAAAGTCGACGTCGAGGGCTTCGAACTTGAAGTATTCGAAGGCGGTCGGCAGGTGATAGGCGATTTGAAGCCGCTCGCTTTCCTCGAAATGAACCATTGGTGTTTGAACGTTTTCCGGCGCATATCAATACCGGAATTCCGCGAGCGCCTCCTCGCCGTCTTCCCGTTTGTTTTCGCAATGGACGGCGAGAATTATCTCGACTATGGCGACGATGCAAACGTCCACAATATTAATCACGGCCACATCATCGAGCATCGATTTAGCAATCTGGTCGCCGGGTTTGATCGCGACGAGATTATCGCTAGGCTGGAGACGTTGCGCAGCCCAGTTATCGAGCAAGAAGCGCCGCAAGCCACGACGCTTGACGCGATGCATTTGGAGATTGATAGCCTGAGGCGTGACGTCGCCGATTTACAGATGAGGCTCAATGCATCGACCGCCACTGTTGAAGCAATCCAGACGTCGACTTCATGGAAGATCACCGCTCCCATCCGGTCACTCGTCGGCGCATTCAAAAAATAACGACTTTAACTTGGCGCGGCGAATGACCAATTGCCCGACGAGTCCTTCGTTGCGACATCCCCGGCTTGCGGATAGCGCGGCAACTTAACCATCGTCGCATCTACAGGCGGCGCCCACCCGCCTGTAGACACATCGCTATTGCCGTCCCACGTAATCAACATTACGACAGAACCGTTTTCAACCATTGCATACACATCAATAGACATATCGAACCTTCCTTTTCGATCACCATTCGAACATCAAGAATCCGGCGCCCGCATTGCCACCCGAGGAGCCCACACCACCAGCGCCGCCATAAGGGCCGCCCGCCCCTCCGCCGCCCGAACCGTAGCCAACAGCAGCCGATCCAGCGATACCGTTAGATTGACCGCCTCGACCGGCGCCACCACCTGACCCGAACGGACAGGACGCACCGGAACCGCCCGCCGCTCCACCCGCGTTGTAAACACCGTCGTTCCCCATCGAGCCATTACCGCCAGAACCAGCGCCCGCCGCTCCACCCGGCGCAATAGTCGCAGCGTTGCCACCACCGCCGCCACCGGGACCACCAATGAGCGTCACTGACGTTCCGCCATTGAATCCCGCTCCGCTGATTACGACATTGCCGCCACTTACCCCCGAGTTACCGGAAGAACCTGAGGCGACGCCACCCGTACCGGCTGCCCCGATAGTCCATGAAATTGTGCTTCCAGCCACAACGGCATAAGGCTGTCGATTTAACCAACCACCAGCACCACCGCCACCGCCACCGCCGCCGACAAAGTTCGTACCGCCACCACCGCCACCGCCACCACCACCGCCGCCGC